CATTTTTACGATCCTTACACTCGCCTTGTCAAGGCGTTTAATCCGGCTGCTGTCACATACGAAGATTATAAAAATACTCTGCTTGCCAAATCACCCAGTGGACACCATATTTGTTGGTACATGGTTCTTTCTGACTCTAGAAAAGACATTGACAGCTGGCTGTTGTGGACCGAAAAAGAATTTCGTCAAGCCAAACGAATTCAACCTTACCTTGAAGGAACTGTATAATGAGTAGAATGAGCGAACTTAGCCTTGACATCCAAACCATGTTGGAAGAAGGCCACCAACCCCGTGCCATTGCACGAATTCTTGAGATCCCTGCAGAGTGGGTCTACGAAGAAATGTTGCAAGAAAGCAACACAGAATTGTTTAGTCCTTTTGAGACTTGCAATAGTTGACCAATAAATCAACTTCAGTTATACTAACGGCTTACTAACATTTTTTAAAGGACACAGCCCATGTCAGATACCCGCACCGTCAATTCCGTCCAGGCACGTAAAAGCCTGCTCAAAGCATTCAAAGTTCAGCGTCCGTTGTTCCTGTGGGGTCCTCCCGGCATCGGCAAGAGTGAACTGGTTGAGGGCATTACTAACGAACTCAACGGACTCATGATTGACCTCCGCTTGGGTCAGATGGAGCCCACAGACATCCGTGGTATTCCCTATTACAACAAAGACAAAGGTGTTATGGATTGGGCACCGCCTGTGGAATTGCCTGATGAGGCTACTGCCAGCCAGTACCCTATTGTGGTGTTGTTTTTGGACGAGCTGAACTCTGCGGCTCCTTCTGTGCAGAGTGCCGCTTACCAGTTGATTTTGAATCGACGCATTGGCAAGTATCACTTGCCCAAGAACGTTGTGATGGTTGCCGCAGGTAACCGTGAGTCGGACAAGGGTGTTACCTACCGCATGCCTACTCCGCTTGCAAACCGTTTCCTGCACCAGGAAATGAAAGTGGACTTTGCCAGCTACCAAGACTGGGCTGTTAAAAACAAAATCCACAAGGACGTGGTAGGTTACTTGAGCTTTGCCAAGCAGGACCTGTACGACTTTGATGCCAAGAGTGCCAGCCGTGCCTTTGCTACTCCGCGTACCTGGACCTTTGTGAGCCAGCTGTTGGAGGACGAGGATGGAGACAATGATACCCTTACCAACTTGATTGCTGGTACAGTAGGTGAAGGCCTTGCAGTTAAGTTCATGGCACACCGCAAGGTGTCCAGCAAGATGCCTAACCCAGCAGATGTGTTGGCAGGCAAGGTCAAGGACTTGAACGTAAAAGAAGTCAGTGCCATGTACTCACTGGTTATCTCCATGTGCTATGAGCTTAAGGATGCAGTTGAGAAGAAGGTTGAGGACAAGAAGTTCCATGAGATGGCGGATAACTTCCTGGGTTTCATGATGAAGAACTTTGAGACTGAGCTCACTGTGATGGGTGCTCGTATTGCACTTACCACATACGACTTGCCGTTCTTGCCTACCAAGCTCAAGAACTTTGACGAGTTCCACAGCAAATACGGCAAGTACATCTTGCAGGCATCAGCCTAATATAAGAGAGGGCTGTGTAGATTAAATACACGGGCTGTGGACTACACGGCTCTCTCTTTTTAGAGTATGTTTAAAGTAACTGTCAAAAAGAACTTGATCATCTTTCACAACCCCGGAGAGTGGGCAGACATCTATGCCGTGATTCTTCGAGACTTTGGCATGGGAATGGCACTGCGAACCCGACTGCGAAAAGAGATGGGTTTCACATATCGATATCATCTTGGCTTGGTTGCAAACGAGCACCCGTACAAAGACGGTCCCAACATGCACTACGAACAGCAGGTGCATGTTGACTTCTTTAGCGAAGCCGCACAGAGTTGGTTCCAGCTCAAATACTTGAACAGGCCCACAACTAATACTGAAGTAGTAAGTTGACGAATAAATCATCTTTTGCTATAATACACACATCAACTAAGGAACAGCCCATGCAATATTTCAATCCCAACATGTTATATGCCAAAGCAGGCACCACTGCTGACTCCAAAGAAGCAGACAAGTTTAAAAATCTGTTGGGCAAGATGGATCCCAAACTGGATCGCGAAGTACGTGAACAATTGATTACTGCCCGTGTGGGTTTGTTGCTTAAGGCCAGTTTCTTTGGCAACCTTGCTACTCGTTTGAAGTTGGTGAACGCTGACGAATGGTGCCCTACTGCCGCAACAGATGGACGCAATTTCTACTATAACTGCAAGTTCATTAAATTGCTCAAGCCCAAAGAAGTTGAATTCTTGTTTGGACATGAGGTGTTGCATTGTGTGTATGACCACTTTGGACGTCGTGGAGAGCGAGACCCGCAGATTTGGAACGTTGCCAATGACTTCTGTGTTAACGCAGACTTGAAAAAGCACAATGTGGGTGAGTTCATTACTTCCGTGCCTTGCCTGTATGACAAGAAGTATGAGGGCATGAGTTCAGAAGAAGTGTATGATGACTTGATGAAGAATGCCAAGAAAATTAACTTGAGCGATCTCATTGACAAGTTGTTGGATGACCACCTGGACGGTGATGGCGATCCCGCAGATGGAGACGGAGACGGAGATGACGAAGGCAAAGGCAAGGGTCGTCCCAAGCTCACGCCCGAAGAGCGTCAAGCAATCAAGGACGAGATCAAGGAAGCCATGTTGGCGGCTGCCGCTACAGTGGACGGAGCAGGTAACTTGCCCGCAGGTGTCAAACGCCTGATCCAGGACTTGACTGAGCCCAAGATGAACTGGCGTGAATTGCTCCGTATGCAATTGGAGTCAACTATCAAGAGTGACTACACTTGGATGCGGGCCAGCCGTAAAGGTTGGCACATGGATGCTGTGATGCCAGGCATGAAGCTGGATCCAATGATTGATATTGCTATTGCACTGGACGCTAGTGGTTCGATCTCCGAAAGCATGCTCAAGGACTTCTTGGGCGAGGTGCAAGGTATCATGGACTCGTTCCCTGCTTACAAGATCCACGTGGTCACTTTTGATACTGATGCATACAATCCTGCTCAGTACGACTCGGACAACCTGGATACTATTTGTGACTACGAAGTCAAAGGTGGTGGCGGTACAGACTTTGATTGTGTGTATAACTACTTGAAAGAAAACGAGATTGAGCCCAAGCGCCTGGTCATGTTCACAGACGGCTACCCGTTTGGTTCGTGGGGTGATGAGAACTATACCGAAACAGTGTTCATCTTGCATGGTACCACTAGCATTGTTCCGCCCTGGGGTCAATACGCCTACTACGAGGAAGAGTAAGATGGCACAATCAGCAAATGGTGTAGAAGGGCATTTGATCTACAGTGCCATACTTGACACCTATCTGTTTAGAGTGTACAATCCAAGTGGGGAGTTTGTAGACTATGACATTGCTCACAGCGATTTGTGTGTGACCATAAACGACCCTGACGCATATTTTTATTGCCGCGGCAATGATGATGTGTTGGACCATGCTCCTGCAACATTAGGAATTGAAGATGTATAAATCAGTTTACAAAGAAGTCGAAATAGATGTAGACCTTAGTGACTTTGACACAGAGGACTTGCTCGAAGAGCTAGAGTCGCGTGGGGAGTTGCCAGTGGATAGTCAGCATAGCGCCAAGGACTTGCTCACAGCTATTTGGCTTAAACGTAGAACGGGTCGTACAGATTATCAAACAGAGTTGGATCAACTTATCTATACAGGATTAGGACAAATTGTATGATGGATTTATGGGAAGCTGTAAAGTGGTTGCTGTATGGATTTGTGGCAGGATTCTTTTTTGTTCCTGCTGTGACCATACTCCGCCGAGTGTATGCAGAGTTCAAGCTGGCACGTGATGAATGGAGTCAGCCCCGTGGGTAATCAAACTGATTATTTTAATCGTGTGGGTTACCAACCAACTTGGATCATAGGTGATCGTGTGCAAGGCACATGGAACCGAATTCCATTCCGTGGTACGGTAGGCAACGACACGCAGATAAATTTGATCGAGGGTCCGCGTGTGAGTGTGCATTTAGACTTGCCTATCCGACTGGATGGCCGAGTGCATAATTTTATTTTTGTAAAACCCAAAGAACTAAAGGAGTTTAAATGAGTGACCGTTTTGATTTTGAGCAAGAAATTATGGAGTGCTGGAAAATAACCAATGACTTGCAAATGTACATTGATCAAGGTGCTAAGATCGAAGACACCAAGGTGTTAATTGACTACTACGAACGCAAATTTGATAAGTTGTGGAACACCTTTGAACACCTGATCAAACAGCGTAAAATTCTGTGAGCGATTATCTTGACGTGATTGATCGAGCACGCCGCATGCAGGATTTTGAAGTGCAGGTGGAAGTGCCGGAAAGTTTCTGTTTTACTGGTAGTATACCTTACGACATGGAGATAGTGGGCAACCAGGCTTTTGTGACAGTGCCTGCGCTTACCATTGAAGAGGCTGTCCAAAAAGCCAACGAATTCTTCCAAAATACCCCATAAAAACATTTTCATTGAATGTTTTGCCATTAAATATCTATATGGAAAACACTCAACTTACCCTGGCTGATCTAGCCTCCATTCATAGCATCATAGAAGCTGCTACCACTCGAGGTGCATTTCGTGCCAACGAGTTAACCCCAGTGGGTGCAATATATGACAAGCTCACTGCTTTCTTACAAGCGGCAAAAGCCGGCCCTGTAACAGCAGACAGCGAGCCTGAGGCACCACAAGCACAAGGAGAACAAAATGCTTAAACATATCGGCAGAACCGGTGATCGCAAGGTTGCCATTGTATTTAGAGAAATTCCAAATGAGGAACACATGTGCCTGGTTATCTATCCAGATGTGTTGCCCACACACATTCACAACTCAGTAATGAGTGTGTTGGAATCAGCACCGGGCCAACAGGCCAGCAATCTTGCTGATGTATTCCATCGCAACTTGTTGCCCGATGGTCGTAATATTCTGCAAACCTTGCATCACGAAGGCATGTTGAAAAAGATTGCTACCAATCAAGTTATCCTTACACCCACTGCTACCAGTTCAGTAAAATTGGATGAGATTAATCGCTTGGTCAAAGAAATGGAATCCGGCACCGAAGCACTCAAACGTATGCAAGAGATTGACAGCAGTTCTGGTATGGTTGCTCCAGAAGTCAAACGCCAAGCTGAAGCAGAATTCAAGAATCGTCAACAAGGTATTCCACCTGTTCAAGCACCTGCTACAGGCGCACTGGATGATCATGCACTGGCTGCAAACATGCTGGTACAAGCCAAACGCATGGAACAAGATGCACAAGGCCTAATTGCCGAAGCTGCCAGAATGAAGAAAGATGCAGAACGCATGTTTCCTGGCGTGAATCCCAATGACGCTAGGGCTGTTCCTAGCACTGCTCCTACCGCGCCCAAGCGTGGTCGTCCTGCCAAGTCACGGGTGACCGCCGATGCAGCAATTCAGTGATGACTTTCTTGAACGTTGGGAACACATAATTGACGAAGTCAACAAAACTGATATTCCACTCGAGTGTATCAAGAAGATTGTAGTCAAACTCAACGGCAAGCGACAAAAGACCATCAATCTCAGCACCTTGAAAAAACAAGGTCTAGATTGGGAAGAAATAGAAATCATAGTCACGCGAATACTCACAGAGTTTGGCGACGAAGTTGACAACGTTGACTTTATCGTTGACACTGTGGCTGTGGCTGAAATAGCACAACCCGAAACTGATAAACTTCTTACCAAATTAAAATGAATGTTAAGCTACTTTCCTACAGTCAACCAACCGACGCATTTAGATCCCAAGGTGTTGATGATGCTCAGGAACTCATTGCGTATTGCGCCCGTGTGTCCAATCCTGCCAATCAATTCAACACAGACACAAGCGAACGACTCATACGATACCTTATCAAGCACCAGCACTGGAGCCCACTTGAAATGGTCTCAGCCTGCATGGAAATCGTCACCACCCGCGACATCGCCCGACAGATTCTACGTCACAGAAGTTTCAGCTTTCAAGAGTTCTCCCAGCGATATGCTGATCCTACAGCTGAACTCGATGAGGCGTTTGTGTTACGTGAGGCACGATTCCAAGACACCAAGAATAGACAGAACAGCGTAGACTTTGACATGGCGGATCAAGCACAGAAGTTGTTGGCCATTGAATGGGAACGTGCTCAGAAACGTGTGCTGTATGCTGTAAAAAAAGAATACAAGTGGGCAATTGACAATGGTATTGCCAAAGAACAAGCTCGTGCTGTGTTGCCAGAAGGACTCACTGTGAGTCGCATGTACATGAATGGTACTTTGCGCAGTTGGATTCACTACATCGAGCTTCGCGCCAGTAACGGCACTCAAAAAGAACACATGGATATTGCTCGTGCTTGCGCCCAGGCCATTACTGCAATTTTTCCAATGGCCGCAGACTTGGTTGCACAATCATAGGCATTGTGCTATACTGGCACATGGCCGGCATCCAAGATCCCCCGAAACCCAAACATTGGCAACCATATCAAGTCAAGATCATTGATGGTAAGGCCGTGGCGTTTCGTGATGTTATAGTGCATACTATCCGTATGGGTGATGTTGATGATCCAGACTTGTATGTGGCTCAACCCATATATGAATGGCAAGAAAGTGATGCTGGTAAGTTTATTATGGAACACGCTGTGGAAAAACCTTACTGGCACAGAACTAATGACGTTGCTAGTTACGGGCATCGTTATGATATTGTGGCTAGACTGAGCGAACAAAACGAAACATTCTGGACACTTAAATGGGGAAACAAATGAAAATATTAGTAACCGGAGGCATGGGTCTCATTGGACACAATGTGGTACAACGACTCAAACGCCAGGATCACCTGGTCAGCATCATTGATAACAAAACCAACTACGGCATCATTCCGCAGGCTGAACTGGACTACTTGATGGAAGAACGAGCCATCAAGATTGATCGGCATCCGCTGTATGCAGCCTCAATTGAAAATGCTGACACCACAGACTATGTGATCAGAGTGCAACAACCCGAAGTGATTGTACATATGGCTTCATTTCCTCGACAGAAAGTTGTCAACGCCAACCCTGCACACGGTGCTGACGTGATGATGCGTGGACTGATCAATGTTCTTGAGAGTGCCAAAAGGTACGGTGTTAGACGCTTTGTGTACATCTCAAGCTCAATGGTGTACGGAGACTTTGCAGATCAAGTCACAGAAGATGCCCTATGCAGTCCAATTGGACAGTACGGTATTATGAAACTTGCAGGAGAATGGTTGGTAAAAGATTATGCTCGACGCACAGGAATGGAATATGTTATTATACGCCCCTCAGCGGTATACGGTCCACTGGATGTGGAAGATCGTGTTGTGGCAAAATTTATGCTCCGAGCCATGCGTGGTCAAGTTCTCAATGTTAACGGGGCGGGAGAGACGCTTGACTTTACCTATGTTGATGACGCTGCGGATGGTGTTGTGGCGGCAGCACTGGAGGCAGGTGCTGCGAACGACACGTTTAATATTACAAAATCTCATTCAGTCTCGCTCTTACAGGCCGCAGAAATGATTGTGAAGATTGTGGGCTCGGGCACAATAGAGTGCCGAGACAAGGACGCAGACTTTCCCAGCCGCGGCGCACTAAATATCGACAAGGCCAGACAAGTATTAGGCTTTGATCCCAAGGTTGATGTTGAAGAAGGATTTCAAAATTACTACCACTGGCTTAACAATTCCGTTTACTGGTCTCCGCAAGCAGTATAACAATCTCCGCCAAGAGATCTTGGACGTGACCGACGAAGTGTTGCGTTCGGGACAACTGATGGATGGCAACTGTACTGCTGAGTTTGCTCATTGGATCAGCAGAAAGAACGGTGTCAAGTATGCTATCTTGTGTCACTCAGGCACACAGGCCCTAGAGATCATTGCTGAATACTTTAGAAGCAAGATCGGCATCACACCACCCACTGTGGTTATACCTGCGCTGACTTATCCAGCCACAGCCAATGCTTGGATTCGAGCCGGCTGGAATATCTACATTTTGGACACAGACAACCATGGACAAATGGACTATAGAAAACTGCCTCAGGACCTGAGTTATCAAGCAGTGTGTCTAGTTGGACTATATGGTCAGAGTGTTCATCAACATTGGCGCAATCACGGTGACATCATCATAGAAGATGCCGCACAGCACTGGTTGGCTGACAACTGCCACAGACACAGCGAGTCAGCTGCAATAAGTTTTGACCCTACAAAAAACTTTGCCAACTATGGCAATGGTGGTGCTGTAGTGACCAACAGATATGAACTGCAAGAGTTTGCAAGAGATTATGTAAACAACGGCAAGTATCTCAAGCACAGCGAGATAGGCACCAACTCACGCATGAGTGAAGTGGATTGTGCGCAAATGATGGTCAAGACCCGGCACTTGCATGCATGGCAAAGTCGTAGAAGTACCATTGCTGCCTATTGGATGAACCGCTTGGAAAAGTCACCCATACGATCATTAATTGACAAAAGTAATTTTGACAAACATTGCTATCACAAGTTTGTGATTGAAGTGGATCAAAGAGATATTGTGCAACGCAATCTCTCTTTGCGCAAGATTGAAACCAAGATTCACTACGCTGAGCCTTTGCAAGAACTGCCTGTGTTCCAGCAATACCAAGGCCCGGACATGTTATCGGCCAGTTATGCACTCAGCCGTAGATGTTTGAGTTTGCCTATATACCCTGAGCTAACTGATCTCGAAGTTGAGTACATTATTGATCAGTTGTTAGACTGCGCCGCATAAACGCATAACTGGCCAGCCAAGCCCAGTCATAACTTTTCTTAAGCTCAGCAAAGTCTCCTGCAACTGCATCGTAGTACTCTACTGCATCTTCTGCGCCCCACTGACTCCATTCTGCATTTGGAACTTCGCCAGCATTACTGAGCCACATATTGAGTCGGTATTCACTCTCTACATCTGGCAGACTATCTTTTAATTTAAGAACTTCACGGAATGCAGTGCGCCAGGCCATCCATGGTGAGTCAGTATACCACGCTGTGCCTGACAGTATAGGCACCACTTCGTGTGGTTGATCAAGTGTGAAGTCTAATCCGTAGCCTGTGTTCGCTAACACCAACTGTTTATTATAAGCAATCATTGCTTGGTGTCCGTACTCCAAGCCATTAATGGGATTTCGTGCGTGGAATATGTAGTGCTTGGGTAGTTGCATGCGATCAGGCTGCCACATCCAATCAAAATTAGAATTAACTTTTAGTTTGGCAAACACCGCAAAGAACCAAGGTGTGTGACTGGCTTGTGCAGCCGCATGGTAAGCAGCCACACGTCCATTGACACCATCTACTCGCACAGCACGATTGGAATGACCACGCTGTAATGCATACACAAGATCTTGCCAGTGTTGATCAGCATTGGGTTCGCCATTGCTAATGAACACAACATCCAAGCATGGATCTACTAGTATTCGTTGTGTTTTGTCTATGTGCGGATAGTCATACAATTGTGTCTTGACAAAAGGCACAGCCGTTTTGGGCACAATCACACTACTGGCGCCCGAACTTATGGGCACAATGGTCTTGGTTTCTTGACGCCATAGTGGCACAGTAACAAGATTGCCTGGCACATAGTCATGATTGGTAAAAACTGCCAACGGACCTGCAAAGTCTTGTGACTTCACAGCATCTACTTGGCTGTCTCCATCATGCACAATCACAGGCATGGGTCTACGAGGTACTGGCCGACGTGACACATAGTTTACTGAGTACCATTCCAATAACTGTTTCTTTTCTGCTCGTTCAGCAAAGGTAGGCACATGCATGTAGAATGTGTCTCCAAACTTTTGATTGTTGGTGGGAAACACATGCTGCATGGAGTTTTGATTGTTGCTGGGAAATACATGAAGCATGGTACTTTGCCATTTTTCTGGATGCCAACTAAAGTCAAAGTCAGTGTAATCGCATATACTGGAGCACACCCACACATGTTCGTGTGTGCCCACAAGGCTTTTGGCCAAGCGAATTAAGGTATCGCGATAGTTGTCAAAATATCTTATGCGTTTGAAAGTGTTAGGTATAACACCAGCATTGCCATCCAAGTGATCAATTTCAACAATGGGCACAGCTTCGGCGGTTATTTCGGCTCGCATCATGTCCACGTATTTGACTTCCGTTGCGTCTGGCATGCGATACTGTGGACCACCTGTCTTTTGGTGCTGTGTGGCAAACTGATAGATGTAAGGCGGCGATCCTGGATCTGGAACCCATGAAAAATCCATATCTCGAATATCAACATTGTCAGGAATGTGCCATAGTGTCATGTCTGCTGGCAATTCAGCAACAGGTGAATCTACATACTTGCGTTCTGTTGCTCCAGGCATGCGATATTCCACTGTGGGCATTATTTCAGCTGAATGCCATTGATTACCAAACACATAGATATATGGAGGATCACCTGGATCTGGCACCCATGAGTAATCTATGTCGCTTTCAACTACATTGTACCAAGGTCGATTGGGATTTTCAAGTAATTTAGCTTTTGGCTCGTCCATATACTTGAGTTCAGTAGCACCTGGCACAGTGTATGTAACAGTGGGCATGATTTCTGCACTATGCCATTGATTGCCAAACACATACTTGTAAGGAGGATCGCCAGGATCAGGTACCCAGGAGTAGTCCCACTCACAATCTACTAGAGTATGCCAGTGATTGTCATGCCGTTCGACCAGTGTTGCTTGTGGATGATCCATGTACTTTAACTCTGTAGCACCTGGATGGTGATACCGGAGTGTGGGCATGATTTCGGCTGAGTACCATTGATTGCCAAACACATAGATATAAGGCGGATCATTGGGATTGGGGTGCCAGGTCCAATCAAATTTGTCAAGCTCAATATCATGCAAGAACTCATAGTCTGCCATCACACCCCAAGGTCTAGCCACAATGTCATGAACATATTTGACTTCTGTTGCGCCTGGAACACGATATTCAACGCTGGGTTCAATTTCTGCTGAGTACCAAGTGTTACCAAACACATAGATATAAGGTGGATCAAATGGGTTTGGCTCCCAGGAATAATCAAACTCGCCTACTGCAATTTTGTTGGTAAACAAATGTTTTTGTGGCAATCGTTGTGTGCGCAGATCCATATACTTGACTTCTGTTGCACCCGGAACACGATATTCCACACTGGCCTTAAACTCTGGTGCATTCCATTGATTGCCAAACACATACTTGTAAGGTGGGTCTAACGGATTGGGGTGCCATGACCAATCCCACGCATCTATTTCTTCATGGCATATCCAATTTTCAGTAGACGGCAGTGTTTGTATTTTTTGATCAGTGTGATAGTTTGTGTCTGAAAAGCCTGCTGTTGGCACAAGATACAATCCTGAATCAGGCTGATGTTGACTGGGCCATGCATGTCGCTGATGAGCTTGCCAAGGCTTGGGTTCATAAAGCCAATCCCAGTTACTGTAGTCTGCTAAGTATGTAATCCACCAAAAGTATCTAGTGGAACTCAATTGCTGTGCATGTTCAATACTATCAGCCTCGCGCTCATGCACAAACAGATTGGGCTTGGGCCCTGAATAAAAAATATCAAACATGGTTAGAATAGACGAAATTTACAACAACACCTTTTGGCCTTGGATCCGACGCAACAGGCCTGGGCAGCGAATGTTCATGTGCGATCCATTTGGGCGTAGTGATCCTGATAGTGTGATGAATTTTGGCAGTGAAGATGTACACGAATACAATTATATATTCTTTTTTGATCAAGAGCCAATACATTTGAACATACACATGGCTACATTTGACGAAGTGCTTCGTCGTAATGCCGATGTAACTGGAGCCCAAGGTGCCATCTGCACCAGCGAACGTGACAGTGACAATGTTGATGCATTGTGTGCCCAATATGGGTGGAAAAGCTATTACTACTTCTTTCATGGGTGGGCTGCATTAGATTGGTATCGTGGGTACGACAAAACATTCTTGATCAAGCCAATTGCAGAACGTGCTCCTACTCGAACATTCCTAGCGCCCAATCGTATTATTGCTGGAGAGCGTAAACACCGTTTGGAGATGTTGTATCATATTTTCAAGAACGGCATGACTGACAATCACATCTCATGTCCTGTTGTGTGCCCTGTGGAAAACATCAGTATTGTGGATGCTGCCCAACCGTTAGTGGCACAATACCCAGACATTCAAGATGTGTTTCGAGCACAGCAATTGCCCATTAACTTTGAGGGCGAAACTGATCATCCCATGCACTCGTGTTGGCTCAGTTTGTTTGACCAAGCAGCTGATAGTCTGTTATACTTGGTTACAGAGACTGTGGCCACAGGTCGCAGACATCACATTACAGAAAAAACATTCAAACCAATTGCCATGGGCATGCCGTTTGTGTTGGTAGCCACAGCAGGCAGTTTGGAGTATTTGCGCAGTTATGGATTTAAGACTTTTGGGCATGTATGGGACGAATCATACGACACCGTACTGGATGATCACGAAAGAATTGCCGCGGTTGCGAGCCTGCTTCAAAGTCTTTGTGACCTTTCAGTTACGGAACGAATTGCACTATATCACCGTTGTCGCGAGACGATTGAACACAATTGGAATCATTTTTACAATGGCGGTTTTGAAAGAATTCTTTGGACAGAACTACAGGCGATGTTAGATGGCATTGAGATTTAATTTTGTTGTTGATCGTGTGGTACACGACAAGATATATCCACATCTTGCTTCATGGTCAGCTGAGCCTTACACACCCGAGTGGCGACAGTTTGGCAGCAAATGGCCTTACACCACTCCCTTACGCATACAAGAGTACTGCAAACTGCACGAAGTTCCGATCAACACATACTCCATTGATGATTTTCCCGACGGCAGTTTTTACCCTATTGCTATTGGATTCTTTAATTTTGATATAGATTATTTTAGCTTGTTGCCAACGTCTGTATTTGCCGCAGTTGCCAGCAACACCCTAAAGATATTGTTTTTCTATCACGAAGGCGACAATCCTTATCGTATCAAACAACGACTGGATGCATTAGCATCCACACACCAATTGGATCCAACTTGTTATGTGTTTGTGAGTTCAAACTCAGCGGCCCAAAACATACCTGGGTTTGTGGCATTTCAAGACAGCGAACTTTGGTACTATCAACGCAATCATAACAATCCATCATTACACATACATCATGAACCAAGAGAACGTGACTTTACTGCATTGACAAGAACACACAAATGGTGGCGTGCCACAGCGATAGCTGATTTAAAACGAGACAACATTTTGAACAATAGCTACTGGAGTTACTGCGAAGCCCCGTACGGAGATGACAACGATTGTCCAATTGAAGTAGATACTATTGCTCAATTGCGACATGCTCGCAGCAAATTTTTAGAACATGCACCGTATGTGAGTGATGAACTCACACAAGATGAACGCAACGATCACAGTCTCAACACTGAACCCAAATACTTTATGAACTCCTACTGCAACATTGTGCTAGAAAGCCAATTTGACTATGATCAAAGTGGCGGCGTATTGTTAAGTGAAAAAACATTCAAACCAATCAAACATGGACAGATGTTTTTTATAGTAGGCGCAGCAGGCAGTTTGCAAGTGTTGCGTGACATGGGTTATAGAACATTTGATTCAGTACTAGATAACAGATACGATTGTGAAAAAAACAACACTGAACGCTGGCGTCAACTCAAAGAAGCTATTGCCCAAGCACATGCTCAAGGCCTAAGTACCTTGTTTGAACAGTGCAGAGCAGACATCGAATACAACCAACGTTTATTCATGCAGATCAAAACTACACGCTTAAATACCCTTATAGAGCAAATCAATGAACAACATCGTTAATTCTTACACCAGCTGGCAACCACTTGAAGAAGTCATTGTGGGTCGTGCCTACACACCCGACTACTTTGATTTTATAGATAATCCTCAAGTACGCAATCAACTGCAACAGATCTTACACGAGACCGAGGAAGATCTTAACAACCTACAACGCACTATCGAAACCTACGGTGCTCGAGTGCGCCGACCTGACTTGCCTAACAAGGATCAATTTGTTTGGTTCCAAACCGAAGGGGGAGGTGCCCCGCTGCCACCGCTGACACCACGTGACTGGCAAATCACCTTGGGTGACAAGTTGTTACGTGTGTTGCCTATGGGTGAACTCAATAATCTGTGCGCAGAATATGCCACAGCACAACCGGGATCAGTTGTGGATCCACATGGTGGTAAATGGAATCCAGACTGCATCTTAAATGGTGCATCAGCTTCATGTATTGTGCGTGTGGGTCGCGATGTGTTCTTTGACAACAGTGATTACTTGCGTCCTGATCAAACTCGTTGGATTGTGGACAATGTGTTAGGTCCTGAGTATCGCATACACGAAGCTGTTACAGATGGTCACGGTGATGCTGTGTTTGCCATTCTCAAACCCGGTGTGTTACTATCCAGCAAGCACGATGTCAACTTAAATTTGGCTGCTGACTTTCCAGGATGGGATGTGTGCAAGATCTGGGATAGTTCAATCTGGGCAGCTATGGAAGTGGGCAAGTTCAAATACGAACAGTCGCCTGGTGCCTGGTATGTACAAGGACAAACTCCTACGCCAGAGTTTACGGACTTTGTAAACACTTATCTAACCAAGTGGACTGGCTTTGTGGCTGAAACTGTGTTTGATGTCAACTGTCTTGTACTAGACGAGTCGCATGTGATTTTTTCAGCATATAACAAAGAAGTGTTTGACTATTGTCGCAAACATCACATTGAACCTATCATCTCAGAACTGCGTCACAGTTACTTCTGGGATGGTGGCATTTCATGCTGTACACAAGATATCCGTCGTCGTGGCGGACTAGAGACTTATCTATAAACTTATCTTGAAATCGTTGGCATCACTGCCCAAACAGTCAACAATTTTTTGAGCAAGTGATTGTTGTTGTGCTGGATTAAAATGATTTCTTCTGACATCTTCATGTGGTCCTGGCATGCGCCATTCATCAATTGTTTCATTATCTTTAAGACTTAATTCAACTAGTGGTGTGACAATTCGACAGCCAGATAACAGTGGGAATATTGTTTGAGAACTACTAAAACATTGAAGATGTATAACTTGTCGATTTTTTAACAATTCGTTTAATTCTAAGTACCAATGCTTGGTAGTCCATTCGCCAATATCATAATCCAGAAAGTATTTGAGATATTGATTTTTGATAGCCAAAGCATCAGGATTTTGAAAAAATATCTGGCTTGTTAAAAAACGATATGGGTCTGTGTGACAAAAAACAAATAGTTCAGTTTTGATTGATTTTTTAGTTGCTAGATACTGCAACAGATGTTGTCGAGTATGCCACCAACTATCTCCTGGAAATCCGCATCCTGTTAATTTGAGATTTAACTTGTTTGCTAAAATAGCAGGCCAATCACCTGATTTTCGATAGTAACAAAAACTATCCCCGCCTATATAGATACTTCTCATGACGCAACAACAACCCCATACTGTTGTTCAAATCTATCAGCATCTGCACGATCGTTAACCATGGGCTCGCCGCGTATGTTTAGCGATGTGTTTAACAGCATGGGACAGCCAGTTTGAGCATACCAAGCTTCTAACAGTTGGCGTATTCCTGATCCATCCCGTGGTACAGTTTGTACACGACTGGTACCGTCAACATGAATGACAGCAGGAAATAAGTCAGGATGCCGGCAACGAGCGACCACTTGCATATACCTACTGTCACTCCAGCAACGAGGCATATCAAAGTAATGATCAGCCAACTCCGCCAGAATAACTGGGGCAAAGGGTCTAAATTTTTGTCTGCGTTTGATTCCATTCACTTGGTCCTTTATGTCAGCACCTCTAGGATCTGCCAACAATGATCTATTGCCTAGCGCCCTGGGCCCGAATTCCGCTCGGCCAGATGCCACACCCACAATACGATCAGTGAGAAGAGCAGCCAAGGCACTGTCAACAGGGTAATCACCAGGTATATTATGGCCAAGAGCAGCGTCAGTCCACTGAACACGATGACCGTGTGCAAGAGCGGCGGCGCCCAGGCTACTGCCAGCATCACCAGGACAAGGCATAATCCATATGTTATCAAAGTATTCACCTAACCTCCTATTGGCCAAGCAGTTTAGTGCCACTCCGCCCATGTAAACCAAGTTGTTGCTCCAGCCAAATGCCCTGGCTCGAGTCATCACTTGATGTATCAGATACTCTGTAAGTTGTTGTGCCGAAGCAGCAATATCTTCATTGGTTGCACAATCTAAAAAATTTGAATCAAGTCCTGTGTGCAAGTTTGACCTAAATCGCAGTTGCTCAGAATCTTCTAACAGCACATCACGCATGACTTCAGTCCACTGCGGCGTGCCCCAGCCGGCCATGCCCATTGTGATGTATTCTTCGTCTAGTGGGTGTAGGCCAATGCGCTTAGTAATAGCAGAGTAGAATAATCCAATTGAATGTGGATAACTTTGCGACCAAAGTCGAGTATACGTTGCTTTATAGTTTTTATCATACATTGCTCCCCAAATTGATACTGTATCCCATTCACCCACAGCATCTATCACCACAACTGTGGCTATGGGATAAGGGCTTGTTTGAAAACCAGCGGCCGCATGACACAGGTGATGATTGTAGTTTTTAATGCGTTTGCCACTCACTTGATCAGCACCAAGCTGTTGCTTGAGTATTTGTCGTGTGGTTACTTTGTTCCATTCAATGCCCTGTCCTGCATACCATTGACGCAGTTGTTTCATCCAGGGACGTTCGTAGTACGCAATGGTACCTACCTGATTCATGTCAATTTCATCAAGCATGGCCGATGAAATATCAGCATCATTTTTCTTTTTTGAGTAGCGTTCTGAATGTCCAGCAAACACAATCTTGCCATGCTGATCTAACAAGGTCAAGGCAGCGTCATGAAATCCTGCGGATACTCCTAGGGTGTGTTTCATTTGTAGATAAAAGGATCTCTTTTACGCAGTTCTTTTAGCTTTTTACGATAGCGAATCTCTAACGTAATTCTGTCCCAAATTCTTTTAATCCATTTCATTTCAATTTCCTTATTTGCTGTTCGGCATAGTCTGGATCGCTCCAGTGATAGTTGTATGTAGCTTCGCCCCAGCTGGTGCGTATGCTCAACACATCAAGATGTTGAGCCAGCTTGGCCCAAATCTTTTCATAGTCTGTTGTACCAAATGATCGCATCACGTCAACCTGTGCCACCTTTGGGTGACCAATGGTGAGACTTTTGTCCTCTGGATCAAACCCATTTGCCAGTAACCAGATACGGAATTCTTGAAGCTTGGTTTTTTGCCAAGAATATGCTCCCGGGTCACGGGCCCATTCGATATCAAAGTCACCAGCGGCTTCAGTTTGAGCACGCAGTCCTGTAGTAACAAGTTCACTAATGCGACTATCCCTACCTTCATCATTGAACACCTCCCAGTGATGTTTGCCAACTGCTTTATTTACACCCAAATAAACACCGCCTAGAGTTCTGTTGATAGTTTCTACGCCAAACAATTCGTAATCTTCAGATTCTAGCGCAAAACGCGGTGCGTTTAGCCAGCACATCAACTGCGATGGTCTACGCCATTCTGGTGCTTCGACTGCCTTTCGCATGGATAGCACAAGACTCTCCAGTTCATGACACAGCAAGTTCAGCTGACGTATGTGCCAGCGTGTGGCAGGATCAGCTGAATTATAATAGTCACTGATGCCACCCGACCATCCCTGTAGATCTTCAAAATATCTGTGCAATGAATTCATGCGTTCATGGTCGACGTCTAGATCTGGCTGTATCACATTGTCTACACTATAAGCATCACAATCAATGTGATAGCCAAGATCACTTCGATTGATGTGATCAATACTAGCATTAATTTGCTCACAAAGGTATCGTGCATTTCGTTCACTTTCTGTCCATCCCAACCAACAATAATTCTTTTCTAAATGCAGATCAGTTCTAATGATGTCATTTAGCGCGGCCAGCCAGCGTCGACTGAGACTGTTGTCCGCTACATCTATGTATACAGTAAGTACGCTGTCTTGCCCACGCAGGTCTATTTCAATACAATCAAGCAATTTTATTCCACCATTCTAGCACCGCAGGTCTTTGAGCAAGTATTTCTGCCATAGTAATCTTTTGTGTGCGAATGCTTTCTAATTTTAACACACGAGCTTTGCCTTTCACAAGCCCTGCGCGATATGTATCCGGCCATTGTTCCTCAAACGTAGGGCGGTTCTTTAATTGTAGCAGTACATCACGCATGGCACCTGCGGAGCGGCCTGCTAGTTCATCTATCCAAGGATCCAACAAGTGTTTGGGTAGTGCAAGTGGACTCATAACAATATCAGGTGAGAAGCTGAATATCACTTTGGCCAACATCTGCACACCCAATTCTGACGCCAGTGTCATCATGTTGTCCACTTCAAACATGCCCGGAAGTGTTAGCGTAAAGTCCAGCCGCATTTGTCGTGGATTGGTAGCAATTTCCAGTCCCTGTTGAAAATTACTTATAAAAGTCTTATAATCCAGGCCTGTGCGTATGTATTCTCCAATGGATCCTGTACCGTCAAGGCTGGCGCATAATTGCCAGTCTCGTACATGTGCCAATATATCGCGATATAAATTAATGTCACGATACTTGACCCGACTAAGATTAGTATTATATCTAGCATAAACACGTGGACCATCTCCTAATTCAATAATTCTTTTCATGAAGCGCCAGTGCTGTTCGTACATTAGCGGCTCACCGCCCACCCAGTAGATTTCTTCTACTCTGTGCTCTTCTACTGCACGACTGAATTCTTCTTCAATTTGTGTGTCTTGAAACTGTGAGATTTCTCTGCGCACGTCTGGCTGCATCCAGGTGTTTTTGGCATTGGTCCAGTCAACCATTTGATGCTGGCGCTGTTCAGTTTCCCATGAACTGCTCAGCATATCGCCGCAGGTTCTGCATTTGAAATTGCACAGGTTTGAGAAGCGATAGTCCCAGCTCACAGGCAGCATGCTTGTGCGCCCATTGAGATCTGTTTTGCCAATCACATCGTCATATTTGTGTTGAAAAAGATGCCAGAAGTATGATCTATATACATCTGTGTTTAACAGTCGGTCATTGCAAACTTCGCATTCGGGCAAGGTTTCTCCGGCCATCATGCGTCTACGCACACTCTGCATGTGTGGTGAATTCCAGTGTTCTTCCAGTGTGACCGGAATGTATCGTCCAGTGCCTGACTTGGTGTCTATATACTGTTCAAAGTTCTGCGCAGGTTCTCTTGACGCACAGCACATTCTGCGTTCTGTTTGTGGGCTCAAGTATGTGTGAGTCCACGGTGCCATGCACAGTGTGTCAGGCTTGGTCATAGTCATAGTTTAATATGGCAGCCAATTCAGGCGCTACTGTGCGTAGATTCTGTTGGCGCTTGCGATCCAAGTCACGTATCTTCATGCGTGTCATGAATCCATCTGTTGATGCACCGTTATTCATAAAGTCTGTGATTCTATCAAATTCCGCACGATATTGTGTGGGTACATCAGCTGTGCGTAAATGTTCTGAGATTTCAGCCTTGGCTGAATCAGGTAACATAGCAATTGAAAAGTACCAGGCGTCATGCATCATGTTCCAGTACACAAAGTCAAACTTTTGTAGTGCTATCCAATGGGCCAGTTGATCAATGTATCGCACGTTGAATATGTTCACAGTTGAACAGCATTGCAGTCGCAAGTTAGGCATTTGATCTCGTAGCAGTTGAAAACTTGTGATGTTGTCTAACACCACTGCCCAGTCTGCGTTGGTGCGTTGATATTCAAATCTTGCACCTAAATCATCTATGGAGAATGCCACTTCCACTGTTTTGAAATGTCGCCAAATTTCCTCAGCTTCTGCTGGATAGTGTGTGCCATTGGTGTTGTAGTGTATTTCCACTTGATGTGCAATTCCGCGATCCACAATGCCCTGCAACATAGCAAAGTGTTCTTTTATCATAAATGGCTCGCCACCTGTGAATTCAATGTAGCGTATGTCATTTAAACAGGCGTCAATTTCTGCCCAAAATGATTGATTTTCTCTGGGCCATGCGCCAGCACGTAGCATTTGATAGGGAAATGATTTCTTTCGGTCCACATCTGTTGGCATGTCAGCAAGTTCTTCTGTGGCAAATTGACTTGATGACCATGAGCCGCATATACGACATTTTAAATTGCAAATGTTGCCCAGCTTGAGATCTAGAAACATAAGCGGTTTGGCGTCTGTGGTCCACTCGCCTGTAATGCCCATGTGCTTCATTCTGTCCAAGGTGTGCATACGTTTACTAGTGCGACCTGCACGTTCTTCCATCCAGCACTTGCGGCAAGTCTGTGGCTTTTCACCTGCTAAGAACTGTTCACGCAATTGAGTCATTGCCTGTGAGTTTTGTATACTGTCAAAGTCAGCTGTGAGCAGTGAAAACTTGTTGCCCTCATCATCCAACAACTCGTCGTCAGCAAGACAGCAAGGGCGTACTGTGCCAATGGGAGAGGCTTCTAGGCTGACCCAAGGTAATACGCAGAATCGATCGTGTGGTATATTCATTTTAGTGCTCGTAATTCTGGAATTGTGTCCAATATGTTTTCATTTCTTATGCTGTCAAGCTCATGTGTTTTGCGCCAGAATGTATCAATCAAGTTTGTGTTGTCTGTGGCCATCATAAAGGTAATGGCTGATTCGAATCCTTGTGTGGCACGATTTAGCGAGTCCTGCCCTTTAAGCCATTGAATATGACTCTGATACAGTGCTGTGAGTGAGTGTTTGTATTCAGCTGGCGCAATGTCTATTCTATAGTATGCAGGATCTTGCAGGATGTTTACATTCAAATCTTGTGCGCGGATCAGGCCTTTTTCCACCCAGTCACGATGGAAATCAGGCAGGTGCCAGGCATTCATTATGCTCAGGGTAGGAGAAATGTAAAAATCCACTTCTGGGCACACACGCAACATGTCACGTCTGTTCTGTTCTACTACGGCCCAGTCTGTGCCTTTTCTAATGTATTCGCCACGGCGGCCTGAATCGTCTAGACTTGCACCTACTGCTACACTCTTAAACTGTTTCCAATATTCAAATACTGAACGGCCTTTTAGATCAGTGTGTGTGAAGTTTGTGTTGTAGATCAGTCGCACATCAGTGCGCCCACGTCGAACTAGCTCTTCTAAGATGTTGTAGTGTTCTTCCATCAACAAGGGTTCGCCACCTGCAAAGTAGATTTGTTCTACATAGTCCAAATGAGGTTCTAGTTGTTCCCACATGTCTGTTTCTGTGCGTCCTGCATAGTTTAGCACTGAGTTGCGAGCTTTCCAGTCACCGCCTGCCAGCTTGGCTTGATCTTGATACCATTGTGAACTAAAGATGTGCCCACATGAACGACATTTTAAATTGCATAGATTTGAAAAACGAATATCCCAGTAAGTCATTTCAAATGGATTTTGATCCAGCTTCTTTATGTGATGCCCATGGTGTTTGTTGGCTGACTTGCGCCCTGAAAAGAATCCTGATTCTTCTTGCTCATAACAACGTGTGCAGGCAGCGTGTGGCGTTTCCGTTAACATATCACTGCGTAGTTTCTGCATGGGTTCGCCTGACCATATTTCTTCTAAGGTATTTGTGCGGCAATTGCCCACTATGCCCGGCTTCATTTCAGCATGACAGCAGGGATATGCTTCGCCGGTGGGATAGGCATGCAAGTGTATCCAGGGATAAATGCAAAAGGTCTTGGACTCTCTTAATAAGAATTCCTCACGTTCAGTTAATTCTGTGGGTCTTACTAGATCAGTTGAGTTGTAATTATAGCTCATCGTACCATTCTTTTAATTCAGGAAATGCTGTGGCAAAGTCTTTGTCACGGCGCTGGTCGTACTGCGAGAAGAACTGTTTAAAATCATTCAACAGCCTGGGCATTTCAAATGCATCAGAATGCGGGGTCTTTACCACATCCAAATAATCTACCAGTCGCTGTACGTGATTCCATTCATGCTCGTGCAAGTAAGAATAACCTTTGTGTCGCACCATGAACGTGGCCAATTGATCGCGATACCGTGTACGTAAATGGTCAGGCAGCACCAAGGGTGACTGAAATGACGGAAAGCGCAAGATATTTAATGTGAAACTTATGGCATCACGCCCATACTCCAGCTTCCATTTCACTATGCGGTCTAGCAATTGATCCAAGCTGCTCAAGCACAAGGCATTGATTGTACACATCACATGTATGCCCCGAAACTGCCCTGAGCGTAACAAGCGTTCTACATTATTAATCCAGTCTGCCCAAACAAGTCCGTCACGAATGTATTCTGCTTGAGTGCCCACAGCTTCGTTTGAAGTGTATATGTCAATCGCCATGTCCTGTGTGCTAGAAAGCAAACGATCAATGTCTACCTGCGACCCCAAGTTTGAATTAATAGCGAGTCGGGTTTGACTTCGTCCTTTATTACTAGCAAACCAGTCGATGAGCTTCCACGTATAACCTGACATGAGTGGTTCTCCTCCAGTGATTCTGAGTTCTTGCAGGGTTTGGTGTAAGTCTGATTCCCACCACTTGAAGAACGCTTCCACGTAAGGATTTGTTTCATTGAGTTTAAAAAGCTGAGCACTATCGTGAGTGTGAGTAAAGTGGTTCCTACCGTCGCTAACCAGCGCCACATATGGTCCATTCTTTCGTATATCGTTAACCCATGTGCTACTAAAAGCAGGGTTGCAATAAGAACAAGCAAATTGACAAGTGCGATCAAATGCAATTTCAAGGGTACGAAGATTGACGTCTTGGTCAACGGGGGTTTGGTATGCTTCATGCAGGGCCTCTATGGGATATATTCGTGATTTGTACACACGGTCCGATACAGCATCACGGCCCATGTCTTCAATTTTCCAACAATACTCGCAGCCAGGGGGACGCTCCCCGTTGATCATTTGTTGGCGGTCCGCTTTCTTTTGATCAGTATTGTGCAGTAGCCGAGGGTTGATGCTGACTTTATCTTTGTCGATCAAATGAGCTGGCGGGTGATGACAACTTGTGGTCTGTCCACTTCCTAACCAAATGGTTGCGTTATACCATTTTGCTGCACAAAAGCTGGCTGAGAGAGGGTCTAATACTGTGTGTTTGAATTCTAAATCATTCATTGAGTTTGAAGGTTTGCTGTACAAAGTTGAGAAACTGCTGAGGAAATTCAGCGCGAATTCTAGGACCAAGTTCAGCCATATGCTGTTGATTATACTTACTCACTGACTCGGCCGCAACCAGGAATTCTGCCAGATCTTGTTGACACAAGTCCTGCACTACTGCTACAATTCTGTCCAATCTGTCTTGATTGTTGTGTATCAAGTCAAATGATTCATCAATTAAATTGTTGTACGTTTGGAATCCTTGATTGCGTATGTCACGATAAAAGCCACAATTGGCTGCTACAATCCAAGGATGTCCCATGGCAATGGGCTTGTATATCTTTTCTGATCTCAAACTGTATGGATAGTCGCACACAGTTTCTGTCACCACACTGAAATAGGTATCAATATAAGGCTCTGCTTGTATGTAAATTTCGCCCCACAGGTTGTTGAACAATTCATTTTTCACAAAAGGCATTTGATGTCCTAGTGCTAGTCCTGTGTGAAATTGCGGAACTTCATATTCAGCAGGCAATAACCGTATTTCACCAGGGCGAGTTAATATGTCAGTTCGATAGGTGTGATTGTATACTGAGCTTGAGTCTAGATTGGTCCATAGTGCTTGATCAAGTATGGGCCGCAGACTTTCAATCATGTATTTTCTATGTGGGCGTGTGCGGCCATTTAGGAACAAGAACTTGTAGGGTTTGTGTAGTTTAGCGTATATTTCATCTACCCTGGCACATTGATCACGATTCTCTTGATATTCATAAGGCTTGCACAAGTAACTGTCGTAAAACAAGTGTGGCAGTTCTGGCTCCATATTGCCGCAGCCTACTAGGGCCAGGCGGCCTTGCTTTAGTAGATCAATTAGCCCTAGGCGTTCACATTGATGTTTTAGTGTGGCTGATCCTTCTGTGGGATTGGCCAACACAGGATAAAAGAATCCAGACTCTGCTAATTCTTTAATGCGTACATAGTGTTGATTGAATGTTTGCCTGCTGATTACTGTTACGCTGCCTGCCACAGGCTCATGCTGACCAAAGTCCCAGAATGAATCATCACAATAGGGTTCTATTTGTGAATAGATTTCGCAAAAGGTATCACATATGAGCTTATGTGTTTCTAGCATGATATTTACATTCTTCCCACCAGGCACGCATTTCTGGAAAGGTCTTCAAGAAGTCAGTGCCTCTGCGTCGATCATGTTCAGAAAAGAATCTATAAAAGTCTGCTCGAGCTGCTGAATGATCCATACCCTGTCCGGCTCGCATCCACGCAATGTCTCTGTCCAGTCTAGCAAGTTCATAGTCTTTAAATCCGTGAAATGGATCTTCGGGCTGTTCACTTTGGCGTATCATCCAAGCCCACAAGTGTTCCAGCTTGTCAGCATAGGCTTCAGGCAGTATTTGTAGACTCTGCCAAGCAGGTTCACGCAACACAGGTGTATCAAACCACACACGCTGATAGGTCCGTGAGTATGTGTTACGCAAGCCCAGAATGCCAGCAAACAAGTTTTCCAAGCTGGTCACACTCAAGTTGTTCATGGTAACAATAAACGTTAGGCTGTTGTAACTGGGCACTTCGGTTAGGAATTGATTTACTCTATCCCACAATAAATTAAAGTCAAGTCCGTGTCGCATGTATTCTGCTTGCGAGCCCCATCCGTCCAGGCTCACATACTGCATGAAGTGTTCTATGCGGCCATCGCATAGTTGTTTTACGTAGCTCAAATACTTCTGCCAGGACTTCTCGTCTACTGAAAAGTTTGATGTGACATTTAAATGCAGTTTGGCAGACGGATTGGCCAGCACATGATCAAACACTCTGTAGGTGTTCTTATCTAACAAGGGCTCACCGCCAGTCATGCGGAAGTGTACAAGTTCTGGGTACAAGGTAGGCCACCACTCCCAAAATGCTTCTACATAAGGGTTATGCTCTCTAGCCGGAAGTACCCTGCGATCTCCAACAAAATGCCCAGGATCATTGTGAACACGAGCAGTAGGGTAGCCGCCTGATCGATCCACTTCTTGTTGCCAGCTGCTAGAGAATTGCGGACTGCAATAACTGCACATGAGATTACACACATTATTAAAATTAACCTCAACGTAGCTAGGGATAACGTCATTTTCTTCTCCTGTAGAGTTTAGGATCTTTTCAAAGTCCACAGCAGCCCACGGCTCGCCTGAACGATAGTGTCTGTCACTCAGTTTGTTTTCTGCTTCCATGTTCCAGCAGTACTGACACTCAGAGGGCTTTTGGTTCTGTAGCATCAGTACACGTTGCGCTTTCTTGTGCGGTGTATTGTGCAAGGATCCTGGATCTGTGGCAAGATTCTCCACGGGTATCTTGTGCAGTGGCGGATGGTAGCAGGAGTTGTTGAGTCCTGTAGGCAAGTGCAAGCTGACCTGTTTCCATTTGGCCAGACAAAGGGCTGGCCCCAATTTCTCTGCCATCTGCTCTGCAGAGTTTAAGAATTTACTCTTGTTGTCGACTGTTTCATCACCTTTGTTTTGCATTACCAGCCTTCTTGCTGCCTAATAACATCAATCTCACGTGTCATTATGCCTTGGTTATGCCAGTTTGATCTGTAGTGCCGTTTAAAGAATTCACTTTGTTCTGCTTCCATCACAATCATTGGCAAGCCTAACTGTGTGTGCAGATCCTCTGCCAAGCGTCCAGCAAGCAGTCTAGGCTCTGACGTTTCCACAGTCCGCCACAGTTCGGCCAGGGCTTCAAAGTTTTGTACTTGAGTATGGTCCCAGGCAGTAAGCATGGTCATGTATGTGCCTTGGCGTGCGCCGGCAATGGCCCAGTAGCCGTGATCTGCATCAGCACCCACGTTGTGCCAAATGGTCAAATGATCCAAGTTGCGTTGATGCACACGGTCTTGAAACTCTGCTGTGGTGGGTTTACGTCCACGATCCAAGCACATTTTAACACCTTCACGGAATCCTGCACGCCAAGCATGGAATGGGGATCCATTTGGGTAGGTGGTCGAGTAGCAGTCGTACATGGGCCAGTATAAGGGATCAAAACAAAATTCTACTTGTGTTTCTGCTGTGCCGTCTGTGGCTTCGTGAGTACGCATGTTCTGCACAAAGTCCTTGGTCCATGAACTCAAACCGCCGTTACCATACATCAATCCGTTGATATGGTTACGTGCCCGCCACCGGAACACAGCACTCTCATATTCTTTGCCAGGAAAAACAAGTGTTTGATTAAAGAACGCCGGATCGGGGAGATTGTCGCCATCGATGAGAATGAATCTATCCGTACTACTCGCTTGGGCTGCCGCTTTGTGAGCCGCATCGCTCCCCAGAACACCGTCCACCCTTCGTGCCCAAGGCACCATATTCCTAATCTTGATCCAAAATTCTTCTCGTTGTGGTTCATCGTATGTTAGATATATGCAGTCCAAGTCTGCTATGTCAATTTGATTCAAGGCCATATGTTTGTTTGCTCCATGGTGTTCCGTTTTGTTCAACTATGACCGCAACATTTTGCGGGTGGCACAGTGTGCCTGTGTTGCCTGGCACAAGTTTGTCAGATGTGCGAGTAGTAATGTATTTGAGTTTGTTATCTACCACACGCACGTTGGCAGGTGCTAGGGCAAATGTTTCAGCATCAATGTCAATGTAATTACCTGGCAGGTCCTCCATGCTGTAACAAACAGGTTGACCTTGATCGTTATAATACAAACGATAGAACACTGGCAACGACTCGGGCATGCTGTGTAAGATATCCCAAAACTCTTCAGGTGTCATGGCGCCAGTCCTTTACATGATAGTGGAATGCACCCCATTGTGCTTGAGTTTGTATACGCATGGGATTCATTTCCCACACTAACTCATTGGCCCATTGAGATGTTTTTGTTCCTGAGTGTGCTTGTTTCATATGCACAATTTTTGGGTATGTCACAAATGGCATGGTTACCAGTTCTCTGCCAATTATGTCTGCTGCCATGGCATACACAAGATCGGTGCTGGGCACATCTTCTGGAAACCGAATTAGTTTTTTAAACTCTGTCCAGTTGGCAAATATATCACGCACTAACATAAAGAACTCTCGAGCTGTAAGGCTCAATCGCCAATAGGTAATGGCGTTGTACACATCTGGTAAGTTGTTGGCATCAAACACTTTTCTGTAGTGTCTGGCCGTGCTGTTCCGATCTTGCCATGTTCTACAGCCTGTTGATATCACAACGTCTCTGTGTCTAAACATATCCCACCAGTGATCAATCGAACTAGTAATCATCATGTCTGCTTCTAGCTTGATGGTCTCTCTGTAGGGAGTTTGGAAAAATACCTGCCAGTCATTTGCGTACAAGTTATCGCGGTTGACATTCTCAATCACACGATAATGATCGTACAAGGGATCGTTAGCATGAGTTTGATCAGTAATCAAGCACACACTGGCATGAGGGTTCCACTGTTTGATTGTTTTTGTTAGTGTTCTAGCACAGTCCAAGTAGTCAACTTGGGGTGTGTTCAAGGCTAGTATCACATAGCCTTGCTCTTCTATGGGTTTCAACTATTTCTCCTAAATCTCTTTTGCCCATGGCATGAAAGTCCTGGCCAATATACGAAACTGTTTTAAGTTTGCCTTGTGCATCCGGATACTCAATATTCCAGAACGTTTCATTATCAAGCGTTAGTTTGTTTTCGGGTACCACACTAGGCATGCCCCAAGGTATCGCATCTACCTTTAGTGTTTGCCCACTCACAATACCCAGTGCTATGCTCAATGCATAGTCATTTCTGTATGCAGGCTGTGCAATGTGATAGAGATCTCTGTAATGTGTCCAGTTCTCGCGAATCATCTGCATGGAATCAAATATGTACTGTGCTGTGTTTCCTTTGCGAAACATCATCACAGTGGCCCAGTACATGGGATACTGATATTTGCCAAAAGTGTTTAAAAATTCTTCCTCTGGTCTAGCAAGATTGAATGCTGATCGAAAGCACATGAACTCTCGTGAGCTGTCAAGCACTGCCCGAAGCTGATCGCTGTTGACCACAAAGTCAGCGTCTAACACTAGAGTTTGACCCCAAGGTGACAAGTTGTAAGCATCTACTCTATTGCCGTTGTGCCAGGTCACATGTTGTTTTATGTCGCCAAACCAGCGTGAGTTCTCACCTAGCGGATCAGCATATATAACCTGATCAAACACAGATTCGTCGCTGGCAGCAGGATTGTTTGTGACCACTGCTACAGGAATGTTAAGAAACTGTTGGACTCGATAAGCACACCACGCTGCCATATCAAGATAGCGTGTGTGTTCTGTGTCAAAAGCAAAAATCAGTGCGCCAGTAGTCATCGTTTGGTGCTGAGTTCGTTGTGTTCTATCAACCAAGCATTCATTTGCTCTTGCCAGCGTGTCATGGCCATGCTGCGTAGTTCTTCTGGCCGCACTTGCACAGGAGTTTCATACAAGTCCAACAGCACTGCATCACCTGGAGGCACAGTGGCCAAGATGTTTATGAGTTCTGGACCTGCACGCCACATACCTCCTGCATGGGTAAAGATCATCCGTGCTTCGTACTTCTCTTTCAGTATGCGTTTGGCAGCCACGTGATCAAAGCGAGCACGGCTGTGCGAAATTAAATCGTCAGTGTTCATGTTACGATTGTACAGGATATACAGGGAAAAGTAAAGGGGCAGCAGCCCCTTTAGGTTAAGCTACTGAGCTTGCCACTGCGGGTGTACCCCAGCTATTGGTTAGATAAGTTGTGGATGGTGGAACAAATCGGCAAAGCACAGTTGGTGCTGTTCCGTATGATGAGAATGGTGAGGCAGTATCTGTACCACCAGAAATGTTTGTGCTTTGACCTGCTCCCGAACGAGCCGAACTGTTCCAAGTTGTGGTCAAAGTTAACACTGTAGAACCAGCATTTTTAGCAGCAGTTACAATTACAGTATCGCCGGTGTATGGACTAACAGTGTCGTTCAATTGGAATATGGTAGTAGCAGCAGCACCTGCTGTTAGTGCATACCAACCTGTGGCTGTGGACAGTGTGGTTTGCGTTCCGCCTGTTCCGCCCGTTCTTGTGGTTCCTGTGTATGCAGTACCAGCTAGTGTTTTGGATCCAGCAATGCCAGTGATACTGATTGTGCCAACTTTACCAATAAATGTGTTCCAGTCTGGGTCATTGTCTGTACCAGTAGATGATTTGTTCATGGTCAAATAAACTCTGCCGCCTGCATTAAAAAAGTATCTTGCTTGATCAGCTGATGGAAAAGTTACAGTTTGTGTCCAAGTAGCAGTCCAAGCATTTGTTCCACTACCAGTACCAGTGGTTTTGGCAGCAGCGCCGGTCCAGGTAGTACTTGTGCTACCAACAGCAGCAGCGTTGGCACGATTGTTATAGCAGTTAGTGAGATCGGTATTTACTGCTGCCAAAATACTAATAGTAGTACCTGCTGTGGGTGCTGATCTAGCAGTAATTACTGTGCCGGTTTGACTGCCCATGCTGGCCAGTGTATTAACCAAACTGGCCCATTGAGTAGCAGTTACAGTTCCTCCGGTACTCACAGTTGAAATGGCAGTTTGTCCCCACCCGCCGTCAGTGGTTCCGGTGCTCCAGGTTGCATTAACATTAGCACCAGCTGTGGTGCTAACAAAACCGTTGTAGTCTGTTGCTTGAATTAACCCGCCACTTGAATATGTCATTTTACCTTGTCCTAATTATTTGATGGTCACAATTGCTTCTATTGTACCTGGTTCAGCAGTAGGCTTGTCAACCAGTGCTCGACCAATTACGTTGAATGCTGTGGCTTCACCAGGTTGAGCAGCTCTTGCTACGCCCGATCCTGCTGATACCAATCTGTCACCTTTGCGCACTACGCCAATTACTTGTACCGGAACACGACCAGTCATTGCAACTGGTGGATGCGTGTTGTCTTCTCCGGCGCCACCATTCATCAGGTAAGCTGCATTAGTACTTATAACGCCAAACACATTTTCACTCAAATCTTGTTGGGATCTGGTAATTTCGGCTGTACCGCCCAGTTCAACCACTGTGCCAGGTGCCAATTCTTCGTCGGCTGCAAAGCGTTCTGCAACGTCAGCATACAAGGCTGTGGTAGCTGTAGCAAACAATCGGTTGAAATAACTGCTAGATGATCCAATGTTGCCCACGGCATTAGTGCCAGTGTGTTCAATGCTAGGTGTGCTCAATCCAGTCACCACTGCGCCGCCAGTAGACAATACCATCACGTTAGAAGTACCACCAACGTTGAAGTTGATGTTGCCACCAGATGATCCGGCATTGCCTTCTGATGTGCCATTTTGAAATTTTGTAACTGACACTGCGGCACTCACGCCAGTCAGTTGACTACCGTTGCCAAAAATGTACCCACCAGTGATGTTACCAGTTCCAGACACTATGCCCGAACCGTATAAAATATTGCCGCCGATAATATTGCCAGTGCCTGACACAACACCAGAACCAAACAGTATGTTTCCGCCAGTGATATTGCCAGTGGCAGTGATCAGACCAGCAGTTCGTAAATTACCGCCTGTGGCATTGCCAGCTGCTGACATGAATCCGCTGGTTATAAGGTTTCCACCTATAGCATTGCCAGCTGCTGACATGAATCCGCTGGTTATAAGGTTTCCGCCTGTGATGTTACCTGTTGTGCTGACCGCACCGCCTGCAGGAGGAATCACGTTACCAATAAAGTTAGCGCCAATTATGTTACCTGTTGCGCTAACTTGTCCGGTTGTGAATACATTGCTGCCAATTACATTTCCTGATGCAGAGATAATTCCTGTAACAAATACACCTGTGCTGGCCACAGTTTCAATAACGCTACCAGCAACTGCCATAGTAATATTGCCCGGATTGCTAACGTTGCCGCTGGCATTGCCGGAGTTCCACACAGTGAAACCTTTGTAAATTTTAGGAAATGCTGCGGCATAGCCTGAGCTGTTGCCAGCTGGCACAAAGTCTGTAGCACCACTGATAATACCAACCAAGTTGTTGTTGGCATACAAGCCTGTTACAATGTATCCTGTTGATCCATCACTAATAGTAACTGGCACAGCGCCAGATGTACCTTGTGCGCTAGAGTACGCAGGGCCAACCACAATAAATGTACCCGGGGCACCTGCTACTGAACAAACTTTTAGCTGTTGGTTAACAGTGTCGTACCATAAATCGCCAATTATGCTAGGGCTGGGCTGTGAGCTTGATGCTGTGGTTACGCCTAATACTTTAAAACCAGCAACACCACCAGCATATACTTTTAACAATGTGTTAGTGCTGTCCCACCATAACTGGCCAGTAAGTGGCGCAGGTGGTGCTGTTGTGTTGGCTGAATTTTCCAACAAGTGAATAAAGTTGTCGTCTAAAAACTGGCCGTAACCAGCATAGTTTTTGCCAATCAACGTCATCGAGCTGGCAGTGTTTACGGTACCATCTGTTATGGTAGCAAACGTTGTGCCGTTTGTTAGATTAATTGTATATGCCATGTTTGTCGCCTTGTTCCTATAGTTTTCTATATTTATACAGCATTTATGTTGCTCAGCGTCTGTATCCGCAGGGTGTAGTCAATTTGAATTTGACGGTTTAAACTTTTTTGCACTGGGTGAAAAATCACATGAGTAATCAGTCGCAAATCAGTTGAACTGCCGTTCCAGGATTTTAGTCCTAATTCGTCAAACACATACTCACCATTAAAGTTAGTTGAATTATCAAATGCTTGTTGTTGAGGGGGCTCACCGTAGTCCAACAAACAAGTTACCAAAATATCTGTGTACACAGTACCCGAAGTATGCAGTACTGACATGTAATTGGTTGTGGGGTCAGTGTCGGCTGCTGAATTATCGTCCACAACTTTAGCATAAGTTTCGTTGTACAGGCCGGCGTTTTGTCCCACAGTGTTTGGGGGCAAATATGTAATCACCCCCGTGGGATCCACAGAACTGCCACCATTGCCAAATGCCATAGAATAGATAATTCCTAGCCTAGACCCGTTTGAGTCCAATCTATTGCTCAAGGCCTGTGCCATAGCAATAGATATATTTTCGTAGTGAATTGCGTTTTTCTTATCCACTAGCACTTCGCCAGTGTTGGGATCATGTATTTTAATAAAGCCTTCAATGCGGGCCAATCCTGGTTCTATCATGCTCTGCCCTCCATATAGACTTCGCGTGTTTTTGGGTCAAAAATACGCACATGAGCTTCAACGGAAAAAGATCCTTGCTCGTTGGGACGCTTGGGCTGAGGTTGTTTTTTCTCAGAATTTACAGTTACTGGCTGTTTTGGCATAGTAGTTGACATGATTGTTTATTTACCTTGTTATAATCCACGTAAAAACCTTGCGGCAAGTGTTTCAGTGAGTTGCAGTGGCTCGCCATTGCTAGGAGTACTGGTTCCCGGAGCATACCAAGTTACGCCTCTGCGCTGTAGAATAACCACTTCAACACCCGCAATTGGTGCTGGCAAATCGTTGGCTGTAATGAATTGTATTGCCAATGGAGCATAGTCAGTTTCTTGATAATAGTTGCTGGCCAAACTGTCGCCTGCTACCCCTGTTCCTGCACCCACGCCTGTGGCTGTAAACACCACACCCGGCAATGGATAAACATCGCTTGGTAATCCAATAGCATGCCAGTTAGTGTTACCAACACTGGCAATAGTGTAAGTTTGTCCTATCACAAACTGTCCAGCATAGTAACCTTTTCTAGCACGGCTACCGCCTACATAAACCTCGATGCTGTTGATTTCAAAAGAACTGTCAGCCAAATCAAACTCAATAGCTGGCGCATAGAATGTTGTAGTAGACCCATCACCTGTGGATGTATCATTCACAATATAGTTTTGATCCACTTGTGGTTGTCTATTGCCAATGCCCATGTCATACACTTCGGCATTTACTGAATGAGTGGCTGCGGCAGTTCCAGCAGTTCCACGTTGCAGCCCACTGATTGAATTTGTAGCAAGATCTCTCACACGATATAAAATACGTTCACCGTCAATTGTGACCACACCAAAAATGCCAGCACTCAACGCAGGCTCACTGAGCGCAGAAACATCTGTAACATATATGATATCAGCAGTAGCAGAGACTTCTTGTACAAGTGTAGTTGTGGTCGAAGCAGTGATACGGAATGTGGTTTGCACTCCGCGCATGTCCTGGAACAATCTAAATGCCATTGCATCAGGCACAATGCTTTGAGTGAACTCAGTAACTGCCAACACTTGTGCTGACCCAATGATACCTGAGCCTAAGATTAGATATTGTCCGTCAACAGCATAATCTACACCAGCATACAATCTGTTGCCATCAAGTGTAACCCACAATCTATCAGCTAGTAACCCTTCCCGGCCTAAATCAAAGTTGTTAGCAGGAATCTCAATACCAAGGCTAAAATCAAATGTGCCTGCTGTGTCATTGGCAACACCTGGATAATCATATCCAGTACTATCGTAAGGTTCAACAAGTGTGAGTCCAGTGGTCACTGGACCAACAAATACCAAAGTTAGTGGATCTTGTTGTGATGTGTCGTTCCAGCTGGTAATTGCAATTTGATCTCCTATGTTTAACGTAGGAACTACTAGCAATCTGTTAGGCGATCCTATTGCCACAGTGTATTGTGCAATAGTACTAACTGATATTAAAATTTGTGCGCCGTCAGCTGGTGCTGTAAAAAATACAACTTGTCGTCCTGGGGTATTACTACCGTCATAGTTGGTAACATAATAATTGCCGGTCACACTACCATAGTTTTGCACTTGTAAAACATTATCTACCCACACTTGAATATCGGTATAGGCGTTGATAACAGATTGTGGATACTTACCACGTTGCGGCAACCCAAAACTACTGCTAGTGCCATCTCCAGTCCATTCAATTCCCTCAGGAGGTTGTAAACGTTTGCCATTTATTGTGACCACTAGATTGGCTACATTGGTACCTTGCATGCTGTTGTCAAGGTTAATGCTATTGGTTAATACATCAGACTGAGTTATAGTGCGATACTGTGTTGTTGCTGTGCTCCAACTATGTTGAGGATTTTCAAAGCCCATTGCAGTAATAGATATGCCGTCGCCTACACCGTAAGTGGCAGGTAATGCAACCAACGACTGTGTAGTAGGCACAAATTCATCCCAGTACAACACATCATCTATTAAAGTTCCTGCTGGCACTGCTTGTAAGGCTCTATAATATGATCCTGAACTGTTTACAATAGTTTGTTGTGCGTAGGCAGTTTGATAACTCCAATCTTCACTTTCAATGTACGCAGTCCAAGTTGCACCTGCAACATTTGTGCCATTTGCAAATAAAACTAATTCATAAATTTCATCAGCATTTACAGGAATTATTACGGAATTGCCTACTTCTGGTCCAGTATAGTTGCCACGGAACAGCTGATTGCCGCCGCCCATTTCATAAGCAGCAATATTAATAACATTGTCCACAGCGATACCACCACCCGGCACAGCTATAAGAGTTTGATTTTCCCAGTCTACAACATAATCTATACCCGGGGTGAGATCTGTGTCTGTAGACTCATTGGATACTTCAATGTTGACAGGATTTTGTACTAGATTGCTCCAATCCAATGCTGAATTATCATACACATAGTTGTATGAACCTATAGCAAATCCGTGGCCTTGGCCAAGCCAGTCTGCACCTGGACGAGTGTACACTCGGAAGTCCAATGTGTCATATTCTGATCCATTCACTAACTCTTCTGGAGCATGTCCCTCATATGGTCCAATAAATTCACCGCCATCAACATTGATATCTGTTGGACGTAATCCAAGATATTGGTCAGTAAAGCTGCTGGCATAGGTAGCATCTATCGGTTCTGGCACATCTGCAATCATGGTACCGGTAGCAGTAGTTAATGCAACAGTTAACCCATCAGGTGCAAGAGCAACAGTGAACTGTGTGGAATTAACAATACTGTTGACATAGTAAACTGTGCCAGCTACAATACTTCCGAACACAGTGCCATAAAAACGTATGGGATCGCCAACAGCTAATCTTACTGTTTGAACACAGGTAATTTGATTTGTATTTGCAGTGGTAGCAGTACATACCAGAGTAGGGCTTGCTGGTGCGCTGCCTAGGAAGTAGTCACCCCACACTTGCACACCTGGATAGCTGGTGCCGTCAACTAGTAATTGCAAATCTAAGCCAAGTTCGTTAACTCCTGGCACATAAAATCCCATGGTACGGTTTACACCACTTAGTGTGGCTGCATCAATTTCAATCCAGTCTTCGAGATTAAATGTTGGACCAATTACAGCACTGCTGCCATCGGCGCTGTTGGCTTGCCACACACGATTGTCATAACGAACCAAAGTACCATTTTCGTATGTGCCATCTGCACTCCACGTCAGCACAGATGTTTGATATTGATAACGATCGTATTTGATAACAGTACGGAAACTGCGCACAAGTCCGTTGGTCATCACAGGATAAGCTGCAACACCTGTTCCATTACCACCAGTAAACATCACAGTCGGAGTTGATCGGTAGCCCTCGCCTGAATTGATCAATGTTATGGATACAATGTTACCCAATGAATTAACAACTGCGGTAGCCACTGCGCCGGAACCAGTGTCACCATCTGCTGGCACAATTGTTATTGTGGGCGCAATGGTATATCCTGTGCCCGGGTTGGTCACGGTAATAGAGTCTACATGTAACAAATAATTGTTAAACCATTGACTATATGGCCAATCTGCCCAAAGTGTAGCATTAGAAGCAGTGTCACTAAGTGTGTTAAACGCTTGGGCAGTAGCATGCTGATATGGTAACAAAATTGGACTTATATATTCAGGTATGGTCAAATTTGTGTTGTAGTATGCTGGCAAATCAAAGTCGTTGACACTGCCTAGATAATCATCTGCGCCGTCATATGTCAAATTGAACTCTCGAACTTGCACGTGATATGGTTTAACTTCTTGAAGATAATCACTCACAAAATCTTGATTGTCGCGAATGTAATTTTGATACGGTACTAAATCTCTAACTTTATGTTGCACATCAATCAGGCTGGTCTTAATCAACCATTCTGGAGCCAGTAGTTCGCTTAGGATAAAGTTAAACATCAGTGTAAGCGATTTGTTTCGTTCAATCTTTAGCTCATCAACAAACAATTCTTCATTGATAGCTTGTATAATTTTGCGAGTTTCAATTATTGGTTCCTGGTCAAAGTATTGTGCATCAAAAACCTCAACGTCAAATCCAAATTTGCCCAAGGCATAATTATAAATTTCAGCAGAAATTTCAATGGTGCCATCTTCAAGCGCCACACGATCCCACCCTGTATCTGTGCGCAAGTAAATTTCAAATTTGCCTTGTGCATTGGCAGTTACCCTAACACTTGATCCAATAGGCACAGTCAATGTAGCCAATGTAGCATAGTTTGGCACCTGCGTTGTAATAGGCGAACTGGGATTGTACCCTGGCTTGTACCAATTGATATAACTCCAATATTGCCGTGTGTCATAATTTTGTACACGAGCCAATACCAGTTTTCTCACTATTGGCAAAACATTAGTGTCCTGCACTTCATTGATGGTCCATAGTCCACGATTCAATTCATTGGTGACCACAAGATATTTGTATCCCAATGGCACAGCGTCGATATTTTGGAACCCCAAAATTTCCAAATTGGCCACACGCATGTTCCAATTTGTGTATGATGCTACACCAGTGCCAGAGCCGTTTCCTGTGGCAACAAACACCACACCCACTGTGTTGCTGGATGCCCCAATCAAAGTAAAATTAGTTGACCCAAGAGTGTTGATTGTGTATGTTTGTCCTACAGAAAACTCGCCAGCATTAACCAACTCAACCGATTCTGGTTCTGGTTCTGCACTGTTTAACAGTGTAAAACTTCTGCTTTCTGTAATAGGATATAGTGCAAACACAGCATTAGCACGTTGGATATAATTTTTTAGCGCAAGAAATCGATCCACAAACATACTTTGACGCGGTCGAAATTGCACGCCATAACGCTGAGCATAATTAAGACTTATATCAGGTACTTGATTACCAAATGTGTCTACTCCACATAAACTGTCTTGTAGCTTGCGATATAAATTATCACTCAAGAAAGCATCTGGTTGACCTTGTGCAATTAACTCATACTCGGTGTGAACATTGGCATCTGTGAGCGATTGATCAAACTCCACACTGATAATAGTGTCTGCGGCTGCAATATAATCTAACCCATTGTAGATTGCAATGGTACTGGAATTAATTGGAGCAATGTAACTGATGCCGCTTGCTTTGGGCTCTTGAATGTACGAAGCCACGGTGGCAATGCTAAGAGTTTTACCCAATTGAGATGCAGTTACAGTTAGTCCTTGCACCCAGAAATAATACTCAGTTACAAAAGTTCCAGATTGATTTAATCGACTACTTACCACGTAACTATTGACACTGTATGGTGTGCCAGCCCCTGTATAGCTTCCAGGTGGCACTGAACTTGAGATCCATTGATAAACGTCAACTCTACTGCCCGGGAACACCTGTCCCCAACGACGGCTGGCGTAAGTTGGATTGTCTTGGTTGGGATCAATGAATCTTACAGTGCTGATATCCCACCAAACTTCTCCAACGTGTGAAGTGCTCCAAGTGTCGCCACGATTGTTTACTGGACCAACGTTATAAGCAGCAGGATCAATTGCACTGATAAAATCTATGTTTTCTTGAGCAGCGCCTAATACTTTTCCTTGCAATGGATCAAAGAAATCAAAGAATTGGCTCTTGGCAGAAGAAATTCTATCATACATGTACACACTGGTCAACAGTCGTATGTCAACCACCGGTTGTTGAATAGCAATTGGTTGCCATGCAAGACGTCTTGAGGAATTTTCAAATATATAGGCAGCGCCAAAATTACCAAGTGTACTGTCTTCAAAATCTTCGCCTGGTGCTGTGGCAACAAGCACTCCAGAATTGTAACTTACTGCATAACCATATTGATCTAAGTAACTTACTGCATCAGTTTCGACTTGTTGCCCGAATACAAATTTACCTGGATTGGCCACGCTGAGACTGTTGCTGGGCAAATAGTCATATGTATATACTGCACCTGATTGGACCAATGATCGTGTAACATAAGAACCGTTTATCAGCACCATTACCACAGTACTAAAGAAAGAAGTAGAGTTGCCATCAAACGTGGTGCTAGGTTTTGCTGTTGTGGTGTCGTAATCAAACACCATTGGCGAATACAATGTGCCTTTAGGTGATCCAACCACAAGATTTATGGCAGTGTCATCTACAGCTACAGAATAACCAAATTGTGCAAACTCTGTTGGGCGTGGGCTGGCAATAGTTTGTGTGTATACAAATGTACTAAAGCCAAGCGCAGAGAACACTGTACCAACAGAACCTGGTGCCACTTGTAATTTGTTGCCTTCGAGAGCAGCATCAGTATTGGTTACAAAAATAGTCAAATATCCATCAGTGGAAACTACTGCGGTGGCATTAGGGGCACCTGTATTTGTGCCGGCTTCGCCACCATTGATAGCAGCAGCAAGGCCTGCAATCGTGTTGTTTGGACTGGCCGGAACTGCAATGTCAACATTGTTTACTCGCAAAGTTTGTCCAGCAGTTAGGCTAGGATTGGCAATGGTAGAAGAAATTGTACCATAACTTCTGGCCTGATTCACACTGCGTTCAACCACGCCACCTTTCCATACTATGCTGGAATCTTGCGGCGCACCCACATACAAACTACAGTTGTATGGACACAGGTCTAAACTTTGACCATAGTTGGTGTATTCAGCTACTGTGTTTTCTGTGATCAATTGCTGTTGAACAAACTGATTGATTTCAATTTCAATTACATCGCCCACAAACAAATCTTTGTTGATGGTAATGTTATTACCTGACACTGAGAATGTGTTGTCGGCGCCAACAATACTGTCTGTTTGATTGGTTAAGAATGCATTGTTGACTAACACACTAACCGGAGCTGACACTGTTCCTAACACAGTGTAAGTGTTAGAACTGTCATCCTGGCGAATGAATTTTTGTACGTTTCTGTCAACCACGTATACTGAACCAGCTTCAACTAATGTGTTGACTGTGTCATTAGAACATCCAATTATGACTTGACGCCCATCTGTGCTGCACTGAACGCTGGTACCAAATCTTGCACCAGCTATAACTGCCACCGACGGGGTGATTGTTCCAGCAAGTTCATAATAATATTGTGATGTCACACCAATGTCCGCACCGCCACTGGGTACATTATAGAATGTTAGTGTGCCAGCAGAGTATGTGTAGTCAATGCTAGGACGTTGTAACACACCGTCGACAGTGACTGAGAACGAGTAAATGTTGTCTACTGTAAACAAGTACTGTGACAATGAATATGTTGCACCGCTGGCAACAAATGATTTAAAAAAGTTTCTGGTAATATTAATAACACTACCAGCAGTAGGTATTGTGGTAAATGTCACTGTGGTAAAACTGGCATTGACCGTGTAATCTGTTGTGAGAGTTAACAACGCACCGTTTTTTGTTACAGTTATTTGATTGGCATTGTTAATTTGTATACTGTTGCTGATGTCGGCTGTGTTGCTACTGCCATCGGCTCTGTATTGTAAAAATTGATTGTCCCATTGTACCTGGCCGTATGCATAAACTGTGTTTAGTCCAGGAGCGCCAATATACAACCAACGTTCGTCAAGACTCATGGCCACACTATATCCAAATTCTCCAGCCCCTGGGGTCGTAGTAGTGGTAGTACCTGGCAATGTCAACAACTGTGATTGTGTCCAAGGACTGGTATTAACTGCGCCTGCAGTTGGATCTCGCCACAGAACTACAGCATAACCATTGTCAGCTTGTGCGCCTGGACCAAGGCTGGCACTTGCTCCAGCAATTGCAAATGTTTGAGCACCAGCATCCACAGCATTACCGTACCCACGCAATCCTGTGGTATCCAATGTAAGAACAGTGTCTTGATCACTGATAGGACTGATTGGTATGTATTGATCACTATAATTTTTTACATACAGATAGACAGCACCTTTGGTAGTACCTGAACCAAAACCATAACGTGGACTACCCACAAATAGTGCTGCTCGGTTTGTGGCCTGTGCTACAGATGCTCCATATTGTTCTGTGGCATCAAGTAATACCGGTGCTAGTATCAACCGATCTGTAAATGGATTTTGTTTTTCCAATACTGCCCACAGTCCTTGACCATTGTGATCTACCCAAACTTTTGCACCTGGCAATATTTGTTGAGCGTACGGCAAATTTAATATGTCACTAGCTTGGTCCACCCGCATGGTTTTTAAAGTAAAGCCTATGCCTGTTCCGTCAACCACGGTGCGATCGCCTTCAAGATCCAATGCAACATTTACTGTGGTCAGGTTTGGTACACTTAATATTTTATAAACGCCATCAACTTCGGTATCAAAGAATCGTATGATCAAGTTATCACCAGTGGTTAATCCATGTTGTCCGCTGAATATAACTCTACTGGTCCCATTGAGGTTGTCGCAAACGTGTTGAATTGCACCAGGTACAGATTCTGCACGATAGATGTTCCAATCATAATTGTTTACTTTAGCAACCCAAACACTGGTTCCATCTATGATAGAATTAATATTGGCGCTAAGGCTTTCTGGATTAGATAAATCAAACACAGTGATATCAACATCATCAATATTGACATATCCTGCTGATGGTAAAGAAATGTCTGTTGGTAATGTAGTTGTAGTTGGCAACAGTTCAGTAGTGGTCAATGGAAAACTATTTTTCCACACATCTTGAAGTAAAATTTGTTGATCAGCAGTGCTTGACTCGCCTGGCACTACCACTTGTACCAAACTAGGATTGCTAGATAACAATGCGCGATTCAATCGCAAATCAAAGAAACTTCGATTGGCATTGGCACCATATACTCCGCGTTGGATTGCCCAGTTTTCGTAAATTTTGTAGTCAGCAGCTTCTTTGTTGAATTTGGCTTGGCCAAATAAATCAGTGCTGTTTTTAGTTCCTTTGGTTCCAAGAAACTCTCTGTAAATGTTAAGCTGACTGACATCATCAAGATTAAGCGCAGCCATATATTGTCTTGGTCTAAAGCCAATCAATCCATAACTCAACAAATCATTGTCAGCAATTAAATTGGCAGAATTAATGTTGTAGCTGTTGCTGAGTTGGTCAGCTTTGTTTGCCAAGTTGGCCAACAGCCCTTGTTCAATAAATGTGTAGTCACTTTGATTCCAATCATTATAATTGAACTTGGTGCTAGGTTGTACAATTGTGGCTGCGCTCCAGTATGCACCTTTGTATTTTACTATCTCGCCTTTGGCATAAGTTTTTAGGCCGGTCCAATTTGAGATATTGTTTTGATTTAATATAAAACCTGGTGCATTAACGCTACCGTCCCATTCTGTAGTGGTAGTTCCATTGATGTACAATCTACTTTGTCTAGATCCTGTAATGGGATTAAAAATCAAATCGCCAAACAGGCTGGCGTTGTCCAACACAATCATACTTTCAAAGCTGGTGTAACGCATGTCAATGAAACTTAAACTTTGATTGGTTAATGGTTGAACAGTAAAGGTATTATCAGCTCGCACAATGTTGAGATCACGTGTGGGAAAATCTTTGCGATTTTGATCTAGGATAACATTTTCCGCAGTTTGTGATGAAATGGTATCCACAACTGCTTGCTCTTTGAATACCGAAAGTCCCTGTGCCAATGGATTTAGATTAATCAAACTGCCAGTGCCCCAGCCCTGCTGACTCCAATACATGAACTCGTACACCATCTGTGACCAGGTCATCAAGTAGCCGTTGGTTTGATTGTTAAATTCAAAACCTTGTGATTCTAAAAACTTTCCATAACTCAATAAGAAGTTGGCCACAGCCGATTCGGTAGCAAACACAAATCCGTATGGGATCTGTGTGATATTTTGTGTGTAGTTTGCAGGCACCTGAATAGTCTTGCCGGCCACACTGTATGTTTCAAATTGTCCAACTGGAATGCTGGTAAATGTGTTAAAATATGGTCTAGCAGTGCTATATCCAAACACAGCCCATCCGCCATCCACAACTTGAATCACAACTGAACTGTAGATCAATCTGTCAAATGGTTGATTCTTGTATACCAACAGTTGATAACTCTCTGGCGGAATTTGCAAAGAAGCGTTGGTTGAATTGGGGCTGGACTTTTCAGTATAAATTTTCAAATACTGTTTGTCAGAGAACGAAGCCATTCTATAGCACAGTCGCACGTCAAGGTTTTGCAAATCTGTTTCTAATGCCACAGTGCTATTGGTACCTGTGATGCGATTGTAATCCACAATCCAGTTGATGTAACTGGCTTTACTAGTGCCGTCGCCATACACCTGCACGCCGTTGGCATCTAGTCTGTAACGACCATTATACAAGTACTGATCAAATTCTGTACTGTATTTGTACAAGTCTCTATCAGCAAACAACGCAAAGAATTTTGCCGGGCGAGTGAGTGCCAGCAGGCGCATGGCAGCAAATGGATAGTCACTGGAATTCCACCACGAAGCTTCTACTGGGCCGCCATCGCCGGGGGTCCAGCTCTTTTGGAATGCTTGTGCATTGTATCCGCCCACCACTGAATCTATTGGTGGCAGCAATGCACCAGCGGCATCAGTTGGCAGTACAGAAGTCAGTCCAGGTCTTGCATAGGCTGGCAATATGTATGCGCCTACTGGATCTCTCACAAGACCAAGTTCTAAATCATCCCACAAATTCATGTTGTCTGATGTGTATGGCGCAGGACCGTATGTGATTTCCCACCACTCAGGTATGACTGAAAATCCCAACATCTCCCAAGGAGTCAGTTCTGGTTGTTGAGTATCGTAGAAGTAACGGTTGATACCACGCCATGCACCCAGTAGAGCATCTCCGTTGAGTTTGTTGGTTGCAGAACTATAGTTGTAGGTAAACGGATTGTTGACACTGTAATTTTGTGCAGTGTAATCCAACTTGTTCCATCCCACATACGTCAAGAAACTTGTTTCAAGTATGGTATTGATTTCAGTAAAGCTATATCCAGTGTCTCTAAACTGTCCTGGTATTGCATCCACTAGATCAAGAGGCACAGGGTTGTTGTCTAACTTGAGATTGTTATAAATTCTAGTTTCAAATTCCAACAGTACTTCGTCACGAATATCACCAAAAATAGGAGTTTGGCTGCCATCATGCCCTAATATAACCAGTTGCTCACCCGAACTGGTCTTAACTGGAATAATAGCCGGGCGCCATGCAGGATACAATCCCATCTTGCTGGGTGTATTGGGCACATAGGTACCATAGGTAGCACTGTATTCTTGAATGACGATTTTATCACCAATGACCAAATCAATCAAAATGTTAATGCGCGGACCATCGGTAGCCACGGTGTATTCTAAGTCTCTAGTTAAAATTGCGTCATTTACATACACATTCATACCAAGATAGTTGGCTGACGTGTAGTTATAAATTTGCACAGTATCGAACACTTGGCTGGTTGTATAACTTACTGTATAGGTTGTATTTGTAAACACAGCAGTAGCCGGTAGCATGTCACTCCAATAGAATGGATTACTTGATGTGCGGCCCAAAGTAATATCAGTAATAACTATGTCAAGAATTTGTGATGCAGTTTCGTATTGAATAGTCTGTCTAGTCACTGCTTCTAGCATTTGATTTTTGTACTTTTGATATTCTCTGCTGTTGTATTCTAATGCACCAAAAATATTATACTGCTGAGATCTCATAAAGTATCCAGCAAGAGTCAGTGGCGAACTTTGTTGTAAGATTATCTGACCATAAGGTATGATATCACCAAGATCTCTAGTGTTGTTAGCACCATTGATTGCGCCAGAGAATGTGGTTAAATTTTGGCAGATACTTTGATAATGAGTACGCAAGGTACCCAATGTAAAACTTGGGCTGTTGGCATTTAATGGATTGTTATTGAGATTTAACGGAACTTGATAAAACGCTGCCCGACTAACTTGATCGCTTAGTGCTTCAACTTCAACAACATCTCCTACCACATGTGCAGTATTAAAGGTAATGGTTGTGGTATTGGCTGTAGTAGATACTGTGTATGTGCCTGGATCTTGAAAAATTGATCCTACAAAAATCTTCACACTAGGTACCAGTGTTACTGTGTCTGATTGTACTGCGACATCAAGTCTCAATGGGGTAGTGTCATAGATAAATTTAAACTGCTGACTCATTAAAGTTGGCACAGCAGCCGTTTGCCATCCAATTGATCTCTTGTACACAGTTCTTGATGCATACTCATATACAAATCCTGTGCTGATTGGCAAAGTGACACTGGCATTATCCACCACGTACACAAATGTATCTGAATACAAATTGTTATCAAACACAATATCTCCCACATTGGTCAATGTGAGATATTTGAGTACAAGCTGCAACACAGGATCGGCCAGGCCTGATCCAGTGGCATAGCTAAACAATTTTGTGCCTGTGAATGTTGAACTAGGGTATGTAGTTCTGCTAGACAAACTTATCCCATTGGCATCATATACATCAAACAATGGTGCTTGTTGCACTGCGGTTTTTTGTTGTGCTTCTAGCCAGTTTACCCCATCATACCAGAAAGTAACCCCAACTTGTGATCCACTAAGGCACACTGTATTCTGGTTGGCTAAAATTTCTCCGTCAACTGCTTCTACCAAATTTATAATTGGTTGTGTAATTAACGGCACTACGGTATCTGGTATAATAAAATTCACTACATAAATTTTACTGCGTACAACTGGATCTTCGTCGGCTGCAAAAATTACACGGCTGCCATTGACAAATGTGTAATCATTTACTGAATATGCAGTGCTGCCTTCTATGTTGCTAAACGCATCAGTTTCAGTAAAGTCAATGGTATCCACTGGCTGTTTGGCTGCTGTTCCCATGTTATACAATTTAATGCCGCCACGGAATTGTATAATTGGTCGTTTGGCTTTGCGATCGTTGTCTATCACAACCGGTGTGTCATTGTATGTGCTTGTGGCGTTGAGAACATCAATATGGAACCAACGATTACTACGACTCCATGCGTTTAGGTCTGGACTGTCACGATTGATAGTAAGATAATCAACAGCATCAGCAGTGGCATATTCTTCTGGAGTGATGTAATTTTCTACAGGTAATAGTTCTATTGCAGTGCCTACTCCATTCACATAGTATTGTGGATTTTGACTAGCAATAGCAGTCATGGTGCCATTGGCAGAAGTCAGTGTTAGTGCTGCACCGTTTTTGGTTACACTTACTTTGAATTGACTGGTGCTAAAAATTGCCTGAACATAATAGGTTACACCTGTGCTTATGCCGCCAAATGGTGTGCCAGCAAAAATAATTTCTTGTCCTACTGCCATTCCTGCTGTGGATTCTGTGGTAATAAGATTAATACCTGCCGCGGTGTTTGTGCAAATAAAAGCATTAGACCCAGTGGCATAACTGGCCGGCGACACATTGCCTAAGAACTGAACTTTTAGTCCATTGGTAAACACCACACCAGTTGAGCTGGTGTAGTTGGGCTTGCCCAAAATGTCATCTATATAAACTGTGCTGTCATTTTCTTGCTCAATCAATCGTATGATGCCAAACATTTCTGGGTCAGTACCATCTTGGTAATACAATGTGTCCTGTTTGGCAGTAAGCACCGGAATTTCGACTATGTAACCAGCTTGATTTTTATACCATTGTGTGCTGGAGTAGTCTGTGCCATATCGTATGGTCCATTTTTCCAAGTTGTTTATGGTTTGTATGCTGATCAACGAAAGGTAGGTAAAGGCACCAACTGTGACATACTCTATGCGCCAGACATCATAGTAATCAGTAGCAGGATTGCCTGAGGCATTAACAAACACTAGTGTTCTTGTGTTAAGTTGAGTAATTCCATCAATGCCACCATATGTGGCAATAAACTGGTCTAGTCTAGCACCGTTGATGTCGTCAAAACTCAAATCAGTCACAAGATCCACAGTACCAATACTGGTAAGACTGTAGAAAAAATCTTGTGCTGTTTTTTGTGGCACGTTAAAATTGATTATGCCAAGGTCAGTGCCATTGTCAGTAACACCATATACGGATCTAGAGCTTATGTTTGGAGTACTGGGATTTTCACCACTTATTCCTGGATCTGTTTGGATCCAAAATCCCGGGCCATCGCCAGGCTGTGCGTCAATAATACTGATGGTGCCGCGCATGAGACTTTGACTTTGACAAGAGTAATATAGTGTGTCAGGTGCGTCTTGTGGCACAGTAAATGTTACTACACCAGTTGTTGAACCATTGCGTGTGACTCCTGAACTGTAGGCATCGCCTGTGCCAATGGTAGCAGCAGTTTTGATCCAGAATGGAAAGTCACCTTGCAAAAACAAATTGAAAGTGTAGGTGTTACCACGTGTTAGAACAATAGTGGCGTTGGGGGCATTGTCAATGTTATAGCTAGTAACGTTAGTGCGTGTGACTTTGTAGTTAACAGTTTCTTTGTTGTTCTGTGCTACTTGGAACGTGTAGTTTCCGCCACGAACTAAATTTATTATAGGGTTGTTACCAGTTACTCCTGAAAACGTGTAAACTCCATTGGCTCTATTCACCACGAAGTTTTGACTCAGAGCAACGCCCGGAGACTGTACTGTTACCACATCTGGTCCATTTGGAACCCAGTAGTACTGACTGAAGTTTACAAATGTGTCAAAGTCAATAAACGGATCAAATGTGTAGTAATCACTTGTGTACAGTCGACTGGGTTGTGTTGAAGGACTGCCTTGGTATACCAATGAATCAGTTATACCTGGATAGGTAATAGCATCTAATATCTTAGTGTTATCTGTAGGATCAACACTGATCACACCTGGTTCAAGTTGATAGTCTGCGCGAGCTTTATTAGGCTCAAGAACATATTTGTCGTTGGGGTTCACTCCTGGACCAACTGTGCGGCCAATGTAGCCTTGTGTCTTTTTAAATTTTGGCTCTTGAATCAATTGATCCAATGTAGCAGCCAAAAATTGCTTGTTGGCATCGGTCTGAAAAATCTCAGGAAGAAAATCTACGCTGCGTACTCGTGCCATTAAATTACTCCGCTGCCAGGTGCAGTACGCAAGTTGGTACTGGTCAATGCATCAATCACAATAATATTGTCGATAGTGGCGCCGTTGACAAATATTTCACTGGGTTCTGCTCGTACTTCGTACATGTCGCCAAAGTATTTTTGTGTGTCTAGTGGCACTAGTACCACTGAACTGATTATGGTTCCAAGATATCTGTGCAGGTATGCTGCTAGTTCTGAGAAATAAAATGTGTCGCCAAAACTCCATTTGTCAATGCTAAAGTACTCATTCATGGCTGCTAACACAGAACTTTGTATCTCACTGTTGCTGGCTGTGGAATTTTGAGCACGGATAACTTTGATAGTGGCTTGCAATGTTTTGGCAGCTTTGGGACCAAACAAAGGTTTGAACACTACAGAATTTAAAACAATATTATCGCTCAGCATCTTGTATTCATTGAGATTTTGGTACTCTGTGCTGAGTTCATCAATAGTTGGAACATCTGGTTCTGTCACGGTACCAGTGGTATCTGTAATCCAATTTTGATAAGCAGTGTAGTAAGCCTGTGTCACAACATATAGGTCAATAATGTTGGTGGTGCCTGGATCAATTCTGTTGGTCAATGGCGAATTGTGGCGGTACTGGAAATACAACGCCTGTCGTCCTGTTCTAGCAATCCACTCACCCTCCGCGGCCTGAGTTATCACTCTTACGCCAGCGGTGTTGACTGTGAGTGTATAAAATAATTCATCACTGTACCCATAAAACACCTGTCCTGGGGAATACTGGAATTTTACCAGTTCAATGGAATCATAGGTAGGATAGTCCGAATTGACCACTCCTGGTTCTGCCAACAAATATCGTTGCAAATTGTCAAAATCCACAGTTTGTTGCAGGAATACCAGTTTGAGATTGGGATTAACACTTGGAGCAACAATCTCATTGAAAAAATCTGGATTGTCAGGCACGCCATCTGAGTCTGAATCTCTATAGCTGATCAATACCTGGAAGTCGTCAACGTATCCATCACTCTCTACTGGTTGGCCAATGATAGTGGTATAGATGTCGCCGGGCAATGAAGACGAGCTGTCTGGTTTGGTATTCACTGCCAGCACGTTAATAAAGTCTTTGATTGTGGTTCCTGTCCGACTGTCGTAAATCTTTTGATTGCCATAGAAGAAAAATCTTGTTTGAAGAACAGAACCAAAGTAATATGCAAGTCCCCGGAATGTAATTGTGTATTTGTTATCCACTGCCACAAACTGTATCATCCAAGAAGCATCTAAATTTTGTCCAGATGTATTGCCTGCATACGCTTGACTCCAAGTGGCATCAGCATCCAAGTTGGTACTGGTAATAACATACCATGTACCAGCGGTGCCTGTAACAGTTCCGTCACTGTCATACCCAAGACCAAAATTTCTATACAACAAAATTTGCTGTGTTATTTCTTCACGAATGACAGTGCTAAGGTCAGTAAGGAATACAGGAATAATACTGTCTACAATTGCTCCAGTGGGCACAAAATTATTAAGTGCCACTGGTCCTTGTCCATTGGTCAAATTGCCAACACCGCCATTGCTGCCATCACCTACCACTGCAAGTGGGCTGGCCCAAATTTCCAAGTGGTCTTCAGGTCTAGTTGGCAGGCCAGGTTTTAATCTGTTGTTGGCATCAAAGTAATAGGGCTGACCGTCAATAACTGGAGGAACAAATTTAATCAAACTTTTTTGCACCACATACTTGAATGCAGTGCTACTGGAAGATCCAACCATGACTGGCGCACCCAATGCATTTTGAAAATACCCTGTGGTTTCGTTGGCCAATGTTGTGCTTTGGTGCCAGGTACTGAGTGCAGTGGTGCCAGTGTTTACAGTTATCCTTGGAAAATTTGCGTAATAAAATTGAGTAAACGTAGCACCAGCAATTGCAGGCTGTACTTGATTGGTAATAAGTTCAGCAATTTCGTTGCGGTTAGTCCAGGCAAATAGTGTAGCAGGCAAAATATTATTTTCCCATATGGCACCATCACTAGAGAATGTGTTGGTTGATGAATATTTGCCTGTGTTATCTACCAAGTCTAAGTATCGGCTGGTACCAATTGAAGCACGGTTGACCGCTTTTGATTTGATAATTGAATTGTAAAGAGTAAACGGAAACAGGTTGTAGTCTTCGCCGTTGACCATGCGATTTTGTGTGTAGTATCTTGCTGGAGCACGTTGCTTGATAGCATCAATGCTTTCACGACTTTGTGCATTGCTTACAGGTTGTGTGATGCCGCAGGTGAATGTAATGGTTTGTAGGTTGCCATTTCGATCAACATAGCTGATTGGCAACACAACGTTTTGCATTTCTGCAGGATTAATAATGTATTGCAAGCCATTTGACGCACGAACATACGCACGGAAGATACCAACTGGAATTTCTGAAAACACACCATCACCAAACACCATGGTAATCTGGTCATTGGTTCTACTGGTAGTGGAAAAAATTGGTCTTAGTGTTGCGGTTTGTTCTGCGGCCGATGAATAAATGTTTTCAGTAAATGTCCACTCTCGGCTGATACTGCCCACATTGTCCAGCTGGAACAACCATCGGTCTTCGTTATTCACACCATCAATGTTGATGTTTACTGTGCGATTGGCAATGCGTTCGGCCAAGTTAAAGTCTTGATTCTGCAATGTGCCTTGTTTGAAAAAGAAAAAGTATCCGTTGTTGGCTGACTGATATCCCAGTTGATCATTTCGATACAACAAATTAAATGTGCTGTTGGGTTTTGGACTGGGTTCGTAAATGTAGTCTCTTCCGGATGTGGATGAAGTTGTGGCTTCAAACGGCATGTTTACACCATCCACTGTGGCAGTATACGGCACCACTGGCAGGAACCCGGGTACCAAATTAATACCATATTCATTAGTGTCGACACCTAGAATAGTCTGGCGATTTGCAGGTCGGCCAATCTTTTGACTGCTGACCAAGGATGAGTTTACAATGGCATTCCACTGTTCCAACCAGTCAAAGTTTGTAGGATCTGCCCAGTTCACTGTGACGTTGGCCAGATTCACTCCGTTGTAATCCACAACATTTTCTGTTGTGGTCACTGAGAATGCTTTGAGCAAGCCCTGTGCGGCTGTGTTGCGTTTGGCAGTGTAACTGACCAAATTGGCCAATCGAGTGACTGAATCTCTGCGTTCGGCTGTGTCTAAATAATTTTCACGAGTGTTTAGGTCAGTGCGGAAGGCCAAGGCCTGCCCCATAAACGCAATAACGTCTAGTAAAGCAATGTATTCAGATGACTCAATGTAGTCATTGAACGTTTCTGGATAGTACAAACGCAGATAATCAGTAAAACTCTTGCGTAGAGTTTCAAAATCATAACTTTGAAAGTCTGCTTCGCGATAGGTTTGATAGATCTGTTTCCAATCTTCTACACCAAATATCGCTGTTTGTCTAGTGGTTTTTGCCATTATGTCCGGGCCTTGTATTCTTTATCTGTTATTTATGTAGATAAAAAACGGCGTAGTTATACATAGCTGGCCGAGCGGCTGACTTGATTGAAGAATACGTTTAGTATTTCGGCATTTACTCCGCCCACCGTCTGTATTTCCAATTCAATCAGCATGCCATTTTCCTGGGGGTACACGTTGATGTTGCTGATGAATATTCTGGGATCGCCGCCAGCCACTCGTTGCACTTCATTGACAATGCCTTGTTGCACTGCATCAACTTGATTTTCAAACAAGTAGTTCCACAGTATTGTGCCATACGCAGGGCGCCCGGGCAGTTGACCTTGCCGAATGTTGAACGCATTCAAGAGATCGCGCTTGACCAATTCAAAGTCCACTAGTGTGAATTTTTTGTATTGATTCTGTGTGTTAAAGCCAACAAAGGTAGTCATGACAATATTTATTTAAAATTAACCAGCACTATTGTAGTTATTACTGGTTGCTCTAACTGAAATTTTGAAAGCTAACTCTTTAAGTAATTGTCTAATTTCTTCACTAAGAGCAGTCATTGATTTTGCGTCTTCTAGTGTAAAATTGTATGTGTTGATAATATTGTTTCGAGTGTAAGTGCCTAGGTTAAGATTTTCTATAGCATCCAGTTCTTTAAGAGCAGCACTATTGAGATCGGTTAGCCTTGCTCTAACTGTAGCTCGTAGTGTAATAGCTTCACTGTTTAGAAGATTCCATTGCTCTTGAGTAATAGTTTGATACTCTTGGTTAATTGAATTAATTTTTGTTTTCAATGCAGAGAATGATGCACTTAGAGACTTTATAAAGTCTGCAAATGCAAAGACAGCAACAGAATTGGTTGAGTTATTGCCGCTAATTTGAGGCACTCGTTCATCACCTGTAACTCGGTTGGCTGCGGCATCAACTGTTGCACTGTTAACAGTATTGTCAGCAGCTACTGGTTTGGTTTCTTGCAACACAGGCTCATCCACTTTGGCCTGTGTTAAATTCACAGCAAATGCACCATTTACAGCCGTGGTATCAAATTTGGCTTTGATGTCTGCGGGTAACCCTGGCGCATTCTTGGCCCAGTTAGCAGTGTCTGTCACACTCTTGGCAGCATTGGTGGCCAGGCCACTGAGTGCCTGTGGAGTCAATTTGTCTGTGGGTATGCCAATTGATTTTAAATCATTAAGTCCAGTTTTCATCAATCCCTGTTGCACTTTGTCTTGCAATCCACTATTGCCTAACAAGCCGTCAAGTCCTTTTACACCATCTTTGCCAGTCCACACTGTGGGACTTTTTAACACACTAACAAGATCGTTGTCGCCTGCTGATAGGAAGGCTGCGGCAGTGCCTGGCTTCACAAGGCCAGCACGCTCAAGTTGACTGGCATCAAGCCCAAATTTTCCTGCACCTAATGCATTGCTGATTGTGCTGGCACCTTGTCCTACCAACTTGCTGGCCTGTGCTAGAGCACCAGTTACATCAGGCAAACTCATGTTGCCAATACCACTTAATGCTGGACCTTGTTTGGCAAAGTCCGCTATGTTGATACCATTAGTGGGAGTTCCTTTGATCAACCCAGATAGTGTGCCAACTGCTGTGCTGGCCAAGCTACCTACCTGTGCGGCCGCACCAGTCAGCGCACCTGTGATTGCTGATGCTGACGGTAACGAAAATCCAGCACCAGCGCCTGACAGTGTTGAACTGATGGCAGCAGTAGCGGCGCTGGCTCCAGTGGTTAGTGAATTAAATGCAGCCGCACCACCTTTTAATGCGCTGGCTACTTGTGCGCCTGCACCTTGTCCTAGTGTTCCTATGCTGGCTGTGAGACTGCTTAGATTTGTACCAGCAGGCAATTTGCCGGTCAATGATGCCAGGCCTTGTGTTACTTGACTTTCAGCAGCTGCCAAGCCGGCAGCAGCTTGAGTAGCTGGACTTAGCACATCTCCAACTCTAAATCCTGTAAGGCCGCCGCTGGCTGTTTGTTGATCAAACACTGCTTTGGCCTGTTCAAATGTAGTGCCAGTTGGGGCTTTGATTTCAAACTTTTGCCCATTAAAATCAAAATTAAATGTGCTCATGCTTTTCTTGCTACCTCAAATCCAGCAGGCACTGGCACAGCACCTGGGTTAGGCGGCGGCTGTCCTGCTTCTAGTGGAATTTCAATATCCACACCTTTGTTGTGGTAAGGATATGGTTCGTGTGTGGGTGCTCGAGTCACAATGCTTTCTAATCCATCTGTTTTGACTGTCCATCCGGTAGCACTACTGAATGTGGTGTCATCTAAAATAGTTGTGGTCAAGTTGTTGGGCGCAGATACTGCATCAGCAGCAGGGCCGTTGAGATCAATACCACCTGCTGTGAATTTCAATGCACTGCCACCGTCCCAGCTGCCGGTAGCACTTTGCAAAGCCAAACTGCCATCTGATTTTACACCAATATAGCTCTTGCCATATAGTTTTAAATTTTGTTGAGATATCACAGTAAAGTCTGCATCAGCTTGCAAGGTAATATCTTCTATGGCTTTGGCTTTGATACTGCCGCCAGCATACATGTTGATATCTCTATCAGCATGCAAATTAATGTCGCCACGAGTGCGCAAGTTAATTGAGTTTGTGGCATACACATCTAGTGTGCCTTGTGAACCAAGTTCGAACCAAGCTAGGCCATTGGCATGAGTGATGTAGAAAAAGTCTCCGCTGTCGCTCATTGTGATTTGATGGCCAGAGGTGGTTCTAAAACGCAACAATCGATTGGAGCCGTTGGTATCACCATCATCCATTACCATGCTGTGTCCGCCCACACGGCCTATCACTTTGAGGTCTTGAGGTTTTAATGTTCCAGCAGCAATTTTTTCTTGTATTTCACCAAACTTCATACCGCCTTGATACACAGCAGATCCTGGTGTGCTGATGCCGTACACAGCAGAAGGTGACTCACGTTGACTTGAACTACCGATAGGGCCACGCTCAGGATCTTTAATCAGTCCCTGACGGAACATGGTTTCTGCAACCACGCCGTGTACAGGTTTGGGTTTGTCAAAAAACCGGCCAGACTCTTCCAACGCAAGATTATTAGTGTTGATTTCTACCACAGGCAATCGAACAGCGCCATTGAAATAAGCAGCTTGACTTTCATTCTCAGTAACAAATGCTGTGCTGGCACCCACAGCAGGAACCATGTGTCCTATGCTTTGGTCAGGTGCTGTGCCAATATAATAACCTTGACTGCGGTCACCGTTAACAAACACACATAAAACTGTGATGCCCACATCCGGTGGAGTAAACCACATGCCATAGCTGTTGGAGTTGCCGTCAATGTATGATCCCAATCCTGTCTTGGCAGGATTGTAAGGAGTTGATCCAAAAAACTGTGGCATGTAGCTTACTGTGATCCATTTTGACGATTCATTTTCGCCACCGTTGGAAAATGCTTCAATATAAACTTGTATGCGGCCAGATCTTATTGAGTCTGTGGTGTTTTTTACTATGCCATAAAATGGTCCAAACTCCGCAGGCACACCTCCACGATCAAACTTGTAGTTTGTGGGGCGTCCTCTACTGCGTTGTACTTCTGTTGCCATGTGTTATCCTTAAAAGTCTCTTACTAGGTCTTGTGGCGCAGATGGCGAATTGTCAAGACCATCTGCTGTGACTCTACCACTCAGCGTGCCCGGTGGCACAAACGGATCTGGCACGTCTAAATTTTCTCCTGAGCCCGACGTTGGCGGCTGCGGCGGCTGTGCAGGAACTGTTGTGTCTTTTGGTCCCGGTGGCGCTGAATTTATTACATTTGGTGTGCCGCTACCTGGTCCAGTACTCAAGGCCGGCTCAGCCAGTGTTGTGGGTCTTCCGCTAGCGCCAGCTTCGGCTGCTGAAGCGTTAGCAGCACTAGGGTTGTCTGACGTTGTTGCATTGTCTATTCTTCTCACATCAGCTTGCGTTGCAGGAGGTGGTGCTGTGGCTGCTTTGTTAGAAGCATTGGGTTTCATAAAGAAGTACAGCTTGCCTTGAAGATTTTGATAAAAACTACCTTGCCGGAATTCACTGGTACACTGCATGGCAGTGTATACTCGGCTTTGCGCTGGTTGTCGTTTGCTAGATCCAGCATAAGGATCAGCTAGACCTGTATTGATGTCATAGTCTTGTGGTCGTTGCCATGCTATCTCAAACATGACTTCTCTAGCATCAAAATTTATAGTGCCGTCAGGTAAGAATGCATTGAAGTCAAATTCTTTTGCGCTGACTCCACCAGCAAAACTACCTTGCTGTATCCACGCAGGATCTCCTACAATTTTAAGATTACAGTTGGCCAGGCCAACTGGATCATACAAGCTCTCAGCCAAGTTAGCCTGTGGTTCGTTTTGTTTGCCATTGTCACCAGCACTGTTTTCTGTGCTGGCAGTTTGGAATGTTAAAAATGGCTGATCTCTCATGCTGCTGGTAAAGGCCTTGCGTTGTTGAAACGCAAGATTGCCTTTGGTTTGATCTCCACTGATGGTTAGATTGTAGAGATTGTTCATGGTTTCTTTGTAATCAATCACCGCAGTATTTTTACCAGTAAACCAATAGTTGTATTGTTTGTGTAAGCCACGGAACTTGTTGATAGGATAGTAACTGCTGTTAAAGTTCATGGGAGTGTATGTGTTGATTATAAACGTTATTTTATGTGCAAAATCATTGCGTTTGTTATCATACTCTAATTGCACTGACTGAAAAGTAATGTTAAACCACACAACGTCTTTTTTATTAACGTCATCTTTGACTTGCAATGCATCGTTTTCGTCAAAGAACAAAGTGTTTTGGCCTGTAACAAACGTGCTGTTTCTTATGGCAAGTTCAATGGCTTGAACCAATTGCATACCAGCAGTGATAGAGTAATTTCTACTTTTGATATCTTTGGAAATTCTCTCCATGGCAGCTGAATCTGGATCAGCGGTAGCAGGTTGCACCATTGCAGTTTGGCTTGCATTTGTTTTTTTCCCTGGCGGGATCAATCTAGCGTTTTTAATTGCGTTGCCGCCACCGCCTGGGCCGGGATTGGCAAACACAATCTCATACTGATCTGCTTGTTCATACACACCTTGCTTGACTAGGTCTTGTTGAAATTGATTCATTGCACCCATGAGTCCTTGAGTGATGCTCTTTTTTGTTGTGGGGGCTGCGTCAGCTTTTGGCGGGGCAGCAGCGGCCGCATCTACTGCTGCCGCATCATCACGTTCGGCCTGCGCTGATGACACGCTAGTGGTTGCTGTGCCAGGAGCAGCCGTGGCTGCTTGAGTTGAGGAGTATATTACGTCTTGTCCCAACAACTGTCCAATGGTAGAAGCAGTCAATTCAATGTTATAAGGTATGGTTCCACGACGAGTTCCAGCAGCAGATCCTTCACCCGGAGACAGTCCTTCAAAACTGTATGTGACCAACTTGCTGTCAATAGTCCAATCGCATTTGGAAATTTTAAATGGTATGAACTTTTCAATCACTGAATTGGGATCAGACTTGTTGCCGCCAATACGAGTGACCAAATTGCCCTGCTCGTCATAACCATAAAATCTTATGACCATGAGATACACTACAGAAGAATAGTTGATGCCATTTTTTTGACCACTTGCTGGCATGAAGTCCTGTACTGCTTCGTACAGTCTATCCAACAAGGTAATGCCGTTGTTTTCTATCACAGTAAATCTAATAGCTTTGTTTGCATGTGGTGCTCGGGTGCCGCCGCCTGTGAGAAAGTTTTCAATGGTAATACTGTCAATGTAAAAATCCAAAGGAAACGCTGGGTTGCGGCCCGCGTCAGCATCGTTGGCTCCTGGAACTTTGTTGGGTTCAACTGATCCGTCAACAAATGCTTGTCCTTGTTGTGTGCCGGATGCACCTTTGAAGCCGCCTGAGTTTTGTGGTGCACCGCCACTTTGCACCAACAACATGTAACCGTTAACTGTTTTTTTCTTGCTGTACACCAGTTGCTTGTATTGTGCCGGTGTCATTAGATACCAACTGGCTCTGTAGGTATAACTGGAAAACTGGTCTAAAACATTAGCTTGAGGCGTGATTATCTGATTGCTACCATCAGTAGCAATACTTCCAGTTTGTGTTCTTTGTTGAAGTAATGCTTGATTTAACGCATCATTTTCTGTTTGACTGGCACCACCATATGATGATCCAGCATCATCATCTGCGGTCTGATTGACATTGGTACCAGCACCACCTGTTGCGTCATCATATTGTCCAACACCAGTACTAGTTGGCGGGATAGCTCCTTGACTAGCCCCACCGGTATCATCATTGGCACCAGGATCTTGCCTAATGCTGCCTTCAAACCCAGTTTCGTAATCTGATGTTGATTGTGTTTGTGTGAATGATCGCGTAGGAGCATCAGTGCCTTGGTCACCGTCACCTGCATTGGTAGTAGGAGTAATTATTGGTTCAGCCATTGGTTAGAACCCCAGTACTGATTGAAGTGTGGTGATCTTTGGAATGTAAATTCTAGTGTCTGCTTTGAAATCCAACGGAGGTGCAGTAAGAGTGTTTGGATTGCGTTGATAAAATACCCACCACAATCCAGCGTCACCATACAAGTCGTATGCCAACAAGTCTGGACGATATTGGTATGTGACATTTATAATCCATAGCTTGTCATCACTTTCTTTGGGAATAGGTCGATTGACCATGACATCCAAATAAAACTGATCGTAGCCAGTTTGAAAGTACGGACTGGTACTTGTGTAAGTTGCAGCCATTACCAGAACCCTCCACCGGCCAATAACGAACCATTGGCAAATGATTTCAAACTGAACTGTTTGCTAACTTGATTGCGTGTTTGCATGGGCAACAGGGTCAATGAAATTTCCATTTTGGTAGGCACATATGTGCTGTTGATAGAAGTCTGATTGCTAACATTTTGATTTACCTGTCCTGGTGAGGGTCGGTTACTTAAACTACCGTTTTTCAATCCTGCATTAGACAGTCTGTCAATGATGGCAATAACAGTGCCTAAACTGCCGCCAGGAGCCGGACCTGATGATTGAGATCTGCGATTTTCCATGTTCAATCCAATGTTGTTAAATCCGTCGGCACGTATGTAATCCACATCATTGGGCAGGCTGTATCCAAAATTGGTTACCACACAAGGACTTTCGTTAAACTGATATTTTCCAAATCCACTGAGATACACCAGCGGTGGTGGCGTGCCTGCTTGTGCATCTTGTCCGTAAAACATTTTTGTAACAGATTTAAAAAAGTGAATTACTGCCAACAAATATTGTGCTTCTTTGGTGTCTTGTGCAGTAAATGTTCCTTTGATACTGATATTCTCTACCATGCTGTTTTTGTAAAAATATCCACGATAGTTAGAATGTGTTAGATCATAACTGTCATACTTGGCTTGATAACTGGTTTCAATGGTTGGTGTGTAAGGAAATATCACACCATCAGTAGCAGCCAGGGGTGCAAGTATTCCTGGGTTGCCAGATACCTTGTACAAATAGTCAGCATTTGGTGCTAATCTCAATCGCACACGCCAATCAGCCGCAGCAGGTGCTGATTGGCGAGTTTGCAGTGTGCTTTGATTTTGTGCTCGATTTGTTGCGGCAGCAGTTCGTGAAGCTTCGGCACTGGCTGCTGTGGCTGGTTCCACAAAGTCGCCGCCCACAAACACAGGATTGTTATCTTCATCTAATGTGTACCCAGGCATGAGATTGCCGTCATCATCATAGGCCACACCAATTGGACCTGCTTGACTTGGGGGTACAGGTGCTGGGCTAAAAATTGCACGACCTTCTGCTTCACGCAGTTGTGCCAGTTCAGCTTCGTTGGCTGCATCTAGTGCTTCATCGCCTGAGCCCAACACAGGATTAGGTGCAAATATTGCTGCACCTTCTGCTTCACGCAGTTGTGCTAGTTCAGCTTCGTTGGCTGCATCTATTGCTTCATCGCCTGAGCCCAATACAGGATTAGGTGCAAATATTGCTGCACCTTCTTCTTCACGTATTCGTGCCTGTTCTGCTTCTAATCTTGCATCAATCCCATCGGGATCAAATACTGATTCTGCAACTTCAGTTGGCGGCGGAGTGCTTACGCTTTCATTGGTCTCAACATTGGCAGGCGCTGACCTAATGTTTGAAGCACCAACAGCAGTTCCAAGTTGTACTTCAGTCTGTTGATTTATAGCAGGATCTGCTCCGCCAGGTGATGGCACATCGGTATTTACTGCGGCAGTTCCTGTTGTGGTTGTGGTTGTGGTAGTTGTGGTGTTTGGAACTGTGGTGACTGTTCCTGGCGTTGCTCGTTCAGCATCAATTTGCTGATTTTTAAGTGCGCCGCGTTCTTTTGTAAGCTCAAGTAATTTGGCGTCTCTTTGATCTTTTTCTGCCTCTGACAATGGTGGTAAGCCTTTTCGTTCTCTAAGCCAGTCGCTGGGATTGTCTTTTTGGAACTGATCGATTTCAGCTTGTTTTGCATTAAATGCTGTGCCAATCGCCTGGCTAGTTGCAGTAGGAACTCTGGGTCCGGACACTGTGGCAGTGGATCCGCCACCACTCACAGTTTCTGTACTGGTAGTGTTGTAGTTAATTGGTGTTACTTTGCCAGGTGGATTTTTGGCTTCTACCTGAAAATCAACTTGTTCAAAGTTTGGTGAACTTTGAAGTCCTTGGTCAAACCTAGCACTTTCTGCCTGGTCGGCTGCGCTTATTACATCAAAATCACGACCGGCAACTTTGCCGGATCCTTGTACGTCAGCGCCCATGGTACCAGGGTTTGGATTCCTTGTTCCGTCAGCATTAAATTTTCCACTGATTACATAATTTCCGTCTCCCAATGGTATTCCTGCCTGGGCGGCAGCGGCATCTTCGCTCAGTCCTTGTTGTCGAAGTTGATTGAATAGTGCTGCTTTTTTTGGATCGTAGGCCATATCTGTTTCCTGTAGCTTATTTACCGCTGATAAAAACGGCGCAGTTTAACAAGAGGTTGACAATTGTTGTAAATATGCTACAATCCTAGTAAGGAGACCTTGTCATACTATGACTCTATTACCAAAAGCGGCACCTCGTGTCAATTACCTCAACAACCGTGATATTTTGAAAGAAATACACCACAGCAAGAACACCTATTGCTGGTATCGCGATCCTGTGCAGGATCACCAATTTGATTTGATCCTGCCCAGCCTAGACAAAATCAATCAACGCACAGTGGTTGAAGCAAGAAAAAATCGTGCTGATCGTATCAAACGCGAAACAGGCGAAGTGATTGATCAAAAGAAAATCCCCAACACTGATTTAGTTTTCCGCATCACCTGTTGGGATCACATTCCCAAAGCACCTAAAAAAATTACCAAGGCCGAAGCCAAGCGTAAAAAGCTAGAAGACATTTTTGAACTGGATGATGTGGCAGAAGATCCCTTGGCAGATATTGTAGACGTGCCTGTGCTGGATCTAAATCATGTGCGAGTGAACTTTCCACCGTTTGAACAGTATAGACTGGACGAAGAAAAGAAGCCGTACCTTGTGGGCCGTAGTCACTGGAAAGGTGATTTAGAAACTGGCGAGTTTTCAAAAGATCACGGCAACATGACTCGCAAGTTAGCCATGATGTTTATGAAATTATGCGAAAGATATGCTACAAGGAGTAACTGGCGTGGATACACATACAACGAAGAAATGCGGGGACAAGCCCTGTTACAACTCAGTCAAATTGGACTGCAATTTGACGAGTCAAAATCGCAGAACCCTTTTGCGTATTATACTGCCGCTATCACTAATAGCTTTACTCGTATCTTGAACATTGAAAAGAAAAATCAAAATATCAGAGATGACATCCTGGAGATGAACGGCTTGAACCCATCATGGACTAGACAGAACTCCGGCAAAGCTGGCATGGCTGCCATGTCCGGACCGGTTGTGTCTAGCCTGGATGAGTAGTATACTAGCAGGATGACTAATCTATTCCGCAAAGCCGCAATCTTCACTGACATACACTTTGGACTCAAATCCAATTCAACCTTGCACAATGAAGATTGTTTGGCTTTTGTAAAATGGGCCACTGCCAAAGCAAAAGAAGAGGGTTGCGAAACTGCCATGTTTCTTGGCGACTGGCACAACAATCGAGCCAGCCTAAACATTGTCACCCTAAACTACAGCCTTCGATCACTGGAGCACCTGAATGCTAATTTTGACCGCGTGTATTTTATACCTGGGAATCACGATCTTTATTATCGCGACAAGCGTGATATTCAAAGCGTGGAGTGGGCACGCCATCTCCCCAATGTGGAAATATGTAACGATTGGTTTAGTAGCGGTGACGTCGTTATTGCTCCTTGGCTTTGCGGGGATGATCATAAGAGGATACCTAAACTGACTGGCAAGTACATGTTTGGGCACTTTGAACTGCCTGGCTACTTGATGAATGCCATGGTAGAAATGCCGGATCATGGAGAAGTACGAAGAGAAGACTTTGAGAATTTTGAACATGTATTCACCGGACACTTTCACAAGCGACAGACTAAGAAAAATATTACCTACATCGGTAATGCGTTCCCTCACAATTATGCAGATGCTGGTGACGACGAACGAGGACTTACTGTACTGGAGTGGGGAGCAGCGCCTGAGTTTCATGCTTGGCCTGCTCAACCGACCTACAGGGTCTACGGACTCGCCAACCTTATTGATAACGCTCCAGCTCTTCTTAAGCCCAAGATGCATGTGCGTGTTGGACTAGACATTGAGATTTCATATGAAGAAGCCAATTTCATCAAAGAAACATTTGTGAAAGACTATGACCTGCGTGAGATGAGTCTGATACCAAACAAAAACTCAGATGTAGACACAGACATGGCGCCAGGTGAGATCAAATTTGAGTCAGTGGACCAAATTGTTACAGACCAACTCACAAACATTGAGTCAGAATTCTACGACAACAAACTACTGTTGAAGATTTATCAAAACTTATGAAATTGTATTTTAATGGATGTAGTCATACTTGGGGAGATGATCTGTCCGATCCAGTTTCTCAAGCATGGCCCATTTTGATTGCAAAACAGTTAGATTGTGAGTTGTTAAACCACAGCATTAGCGGCGGAACAAACGATCGAATCATGTATCAAACTGTAAAAAATATTCATGACTTTGACAAGTTTTATATTGCTTGGACTTATGTAACTCGTTTTACAAGATATCGAGCAGACAACAACCACGAAGTAAATTTCAATCTTGGCCTCAAACACAGCCTGTATGGAAACAGTCAAGAGTTTAAAAATTACAGTCGATTGCACTACACCTTCTGGCACAATGAACTGTATGCATTCAAAATTTGGTTGCAAAATATTGTTCTGTTGCAACGATTATTTGAGTCAGAAAACAAATCTTACATCATGGTCAATGCAAATCACAACAATCTTGACCATTGGACTGTTCCCTGGCAGGATTTTAACTCTAGTGTAAAATCCTTATTGTGTTTTGATCTCATGAACGATCAACAACTGTATGATGAGCATGTTGAGATTCAAAACTTGATTCAAAAAATTAATTTTAAAAAATTTATCGGATGGGGATCTTGGTGCATTACCAAACTCAATCAAGATTACCCAGTTGGTGCAACTGGACATTTACTAGATCAAGGACACCGGGCTATTGCAGATTATATCTTAACACATGACACAAATTAAAAATATTATTACCAGACATTGTCTCAACAAGGACTTGATAATTTATCAGCATAACGATGAGCAACAGCTTGACCATGCTGTCAACTACGATCAGTTGTGCGACATGATCAATTACTGGAAAGTAATGCTGGTTGAAAAATATCAAGTTTCAGCTGGGCAAACTTGTTACATTGATTTGGGAAAACAAGACATATACTATTACAGTTTGTTTTTTGCCATATGCGAATTGGGACTGGCAATAGTGATTGATTTACCAAACGTCACTACGTTTACCAATATAAAGACCAATTATCGATTGAACATGCACGGCAAGATTGATTTTTGGTTTGCTAATTCACAACGTCAGGACGACCACTGGAATAAAATTCGGTTCAATCATATTGCCACACATGTAATTAATCCTGCTGAAGAATTTGATCACTATACTGTCAAGGATCATAGTTCGTTTAACACAATTGCGAATGCCATATGGTGTACTCCTGACATGCCGCTGATTTGCACAAGCAGTAGCGGTACAACCGGAATACCAAAAAAAGTCATTGAGTCACATTACAAAATTTATGGTATGAGTAAACGGATGACTCAACTGTTAAATTTTGAAAAATCTGACCGAATTTGTCATACAAAAAATATCCATCATGGTTCTAGTGTTGTTCTGTTTTTTCTTCCGAGCTTTATGGCCTGCAACGATCATTTGACAAAGATATGGTCAGCAGCTGATCCAGCTGCCAGTATAGAAAATTTAGTCAAGTTTGCTGTTCGAGAGAAACCCAACCAGTTGTTTCTTTACACAACTGAGTTTTTAACTGAGTTTTTACAACTGTTGCCACCGGTAGATTACAAACTTGAATTGTTAACTTTGTATCAAATCACTCCTGAAATTATAAAATTGCAAAAAGAAAAAAACGTTGCAGTAATACGATCAACCTATGGAGAGAGTACTATTGGATCAGCTATTCTTTTAAAAACTGTGTCTAAAGATGTAGACCTTGCCGCGTATGAGATCAATAATATGGGACCTCAGATGGATGACTTTTACAATCTTAGAATCACCGATGGTAAACTTGATGTGTCCATTCCTAGTATAGATCAAGACTGGAAAAGCTCTGGTGACAACTTTACACTAGCGAACAACAATTACTATTTCCATGGTCGAGCAGATTTGTATAGAATTGGATACACTTGGATAGAGATACAAGCTCTTGAAAAAGAAGTCAATGAGCATTTTGGCATCAGTAACGGAAGAGTCAATGCCACTGCTGTAATTGACTCTGAAATGCAAAAATTATATTTGGCAGTTTGGCTGCCAAACCCTGACGCTACTCAGAAGTTTATCAAACATCTAAAAAACAAATATGATGGCCTAACACCTTCGTACATAATTACAAATCGCGACTACACTATGTTTTTTGGTGCAAGAAAAATTGACCAGGACCTGCTCAGAGACTACTGTCGCAAAACACTTAACTTAAACGGAGATTCAAAATGAAAAAAATTGTCGCAGCCATAATGGTTGCAATGTTGTTTGCTAGTAATGCATTTGCTAATTTTCCAAACAAAACTGTTAGAATAATCACGTCATTGCCTGTTGGGTCTGGACCAGACACCACTGCTAGGAAACTGGCCGAAGTATTGAGTGAAAAATGGAAAGTTCCAGTTATAATCGAAAACCGGCCAGGTGGATCTGGTGGTATTGCACTTGATGTTTATAATAGAGAAGCTGCCGACGGTCATGCCATTGGTTACTTTGATGCTGGGTCGATTGTGGGCTATCCTATTATGTATAACAAACCAGACAGCGTTGCAACCATTGAACCAGTTCTTCCTTTTTGGACAGTGTACTTAACATTGTTTGCTTCAACACAGATCAAAGATTTTGCAGCACTCAAAGAAGAAATTGCTAAAAATCCAACTTATGGATCCTGGGCAAATGGGTCTGCCGGGCATCTTGCCGGTGCTTCATTCAGCAGTTTGTTTGATGTAAACATGACTCACATTGTGTACAAAGAGTACGGTGCTTGGTTGGTTGATACCTCTAACAAAATTGTTACCTATGGGTTTGGATCAATTGGTTCTACCAAAGGCCTAGTACAGTTAGGCAAACTACAGTATATGGGGATTATCGCTGCTCGTCGTGATCCTGGATATCCATCCGTTCCCACAATCAAAGAGCTCACCGGCAAAGATTTGCCAGAACCGCCCAGTTGGTTGGCATTTTTTATTCACAAAAATGTTCCAGCCAATGTGAAAAAACAAATTGAATTGGACATGCGAGATGCTGCTGCTGATCCCAGAGTCAAAGAAGTATTGTCAAGATTAGACTACACTTCATATGGTAATATGAGTTTGAATGACTTCAATCTGCAAATCAATCGGCAAGTGAAAGAGTTCAATCAAATGTCACAAAAATTCAATATCACTGTCAAATGAACAATGACCACATTGTAAATTCAACAACAAAATGTTATAATCACTGAATGATTCAAATACGCAACCTCACTGTTAAAAACTTCATGAGTGTGGGCGCAGCCACACAGGCCATTGACTTCAATCGCAATGACCTTACTTTGGTTCTGGGAGAAAACTTGGATCTAGGCGGTGATGGCTCGCGCAACGGTACAGGCAAGACCACAATCATCAATGCACTGAGTTATGCCCTGTACGGACAAGCACTGTCAAACATCCGCAAAGATAACCTGGTAAACAAGACCAATGCCAAAGGCATGTTGGTCAGTCTAGACTTCCACATCAACGGCACAGACTATAAAATTGAGCGTGGACGCAAACCCAATGTGCTCAAGTTCTATGTGAACAATGAACACAAGGCCGCAGAGGATGAGGCACAAGGGGATTCAAGAGAAACACAAGACGCTGTAGAGCGCATCATTGGCATGAGCCACGACATGTTCAAACATGTGCTGGCTTTAAACACATATACAGAACCGTTCCTAAGTTTAAAAGCCAACGACCAACGCACTATCATTGAACAGTTACTGGGCATTACCTTGTTGAGTGAACGAGCTGACCGGATCAAAGAACTCAACAGACAAACCAAAGATGCTATTCAGGCAGAAGAGTTTAGAATTCGTGCTGTGCAAGAAGCCAACAAACGCATTGAAGAACAAATTGAAAGTCTAAAGCGTAGACAAGTGCTTTGGCAAAAAAAGTACGACAGTGATGTGGCTTATCTAGTTGGTCAATACGACGATCTAACAAAAATTGATATTGAACTAGAACTGCTGGCTCACAAAGATCTAGCTGTGTGGTCTGCAAGAAAACAACAACAAGATGCATATACTGCTCTTGTGAGTCGGCAAACTGCTTGGCGACAAAAACAACACCGAGACATCGGTGAGTTAGAATCAACCTACAACAAACTCAGCCACATTGACATTGTGGCAGAACTTCAGGCGCACACAGACTTGGCTGCTTACACCCAGCGAGCCAAAGACATTGCAGACTTAGAAAAATACATTGCTAGATGTGTGGCAGACGAAACCAAAGAACAAAAAGTCATTGATAAACTTCGAGCCGAAATTGAAGAATTAAAAGATCACAAGTGCTATGCGTGTGGGCAAGACTTCCACGATACCAATCACGAAACAGTATTGGCTGCAAAAGAAAAAGCCTTGCAAGAGGCAGCACTACAAGCGTTGAGCACCAACACTCAGTGGATAGAAAATACCAATGCACTGAGCGCACTAGGCAAGTTGGGCACCAAACCCACCACACACTACCAAACAGAAACAGAAGCAATTCGGCATTCTAGTGAGTTGGAAAATATTCAGCACAAGATTGATGCCAAACGTGCAGAAACAGATCCCTATGCTGAACAACTGGCAGAACACACACCTGTGGAGGTTGGCACACAACCTGTCACACACTATGATACTGAAACACAAGCAATTGATCATCGTAGTCGCATGAACACCATGCTCATACAGGTCAATAATAAAGCACAAGAGACTGATCCGTACACAGAACAAATTACTGAAATGCAGCAACAGGCGTTACAGACAGTAAGCTACGATCACTTGAACGAACTCACCAGAGTGCAAGATCATCAGGACTTCTTGCTCAAACTACTAACCTCAAAAGATTCATTTGTGCGTAAGAAGATTATTGAACAAAACTTGAGCTACTTGAATCAACGTCTTACACATTACTTAGACAGAATTGGACTACCACACACAGTGAAGTTCATGAATGACTTGACAGTGAGCATTGAAGAATTAGGTCGTGAACTGGACTTTGACAATCTGAGTCGTGGAGAACGCAATCGACTAATCCTAAGCATGAGCTGGGCATTCCGTGATGTGTGGGAAAGTTTGTACTCGCCAATCAACTTGTTGTTTATTGACGAGATGATCGACAACGGGCTAGACACACAAGGCGTGGAGAATGCGCTAGGCCTGTTGAAGAAGATGAGTCGTGAACGCCACAAGTCAATTTGGCTTGTGAGTCACAGAGATGAACTAACCAGCAGGGTAGAGAACATTCTCAAAGTGATCAAAGAAAATGGCTTTACCAGTTACAACACAGATATAGAAATTGCATGACTTTAGCTACCTGGCATTTTCATATTGAGATATCTAGCAAGTGTACTTTGCGGTGTCCTCGATGTGCTCGTCAAGAAGTACCAGACAGCCTTGTTAATACAGAATTGGATTTAGAATTTTTCAAACGCAACTTCACTCCTGAGTTTGTGAAAGCAAATGTAGAGAAGATTACATTTTGCGGCGACGACGGAGATCCCATCTATGCACACGACTTGATACCTGTAATTAGCTATCTTAAAAATATAAAACCTGTTGAGATTGTGATTGTCACTAACGGATCACACAAAAAATTAACCTGGTGGACTCAATTGGGTACTTTGTTGGACTCAAAAGATAGTGTTCACTTTAGCATAGATGGATACAATAACGCCAGCAACAATCAATATCGTGTAAACAGCGATTACAACAGCATTATTGATGGGTTACAAATACTGCGTAGCATAAGTGATTGCCAAATTGTGTGGGCTGCCATTGCATTCAAGTTTAACGAACATCATATAGACACAATGAAAAAAGTTGCCCGACAACTTGGTGTAGACAGATTTCAATTGACCAAGAGCACAAAGTTTGGCAGTGTGTATCCATCATATGGCGTGGATGATCCGTTACAACCCAGCGTAAAATTTGTCAGCAGTTCACATCGCTTTGAACGTGAAGTTACCCCTTTAACAGAAGCAGGCAAATGTACTGCGATTCCGCTCACAAACAACCGACTATTCAATCAAACTCAAAGTCGTAACGGTGTTACTCCGTTATGCGAGATAGGCAACAAAGGATTGTACATTGATGCCCGAGGCAGGTTATTTCCTTGCTGTTGGGTAGCCAATAGATACAATCACAATTCAGACTGGCAACAACTAGCAAACAACTTCAATCTAAACACAAAAACATTAACAGACGTATTAGCGGATAGTTTTTGGACCAACAAGTTTCAAACTTTCAAGTGGCAAGAATGTCAAACCAAATGCTCAAGTGCATTAGTTGACGAAAACTACGCCACTTCTTGGTAAAAGGACTAACTATAGCACATAATCAAATTTGCACATGACATGGCTTTATCAAGATACCCCAATTGAGACACTGCCCGAAGAATGTGTAGGTTTTGTTTATCTAATCACAAATAATCTATCTGGACGCAAGTACATAGGCAAAAAATTAGCAAAATTTTCAAAGACAACATACAAAACAGTCACTCAAAAGAACGGCACAAAGAAGCGGAAGAAGATACGATCAAAGATCGATTCAGATTGGAGAGAGTACTATGGGTCAAGCCCAGAATTAACCGCAGACGTAATCAAACTAGGCACCGAAAACTTTACCAGAGAAGTACTTTACTATTGTAAATCAAAATCAGAATGTTCGTACATTGAAGCAAGAGAACAGTTCACAAGAAAAGTATTAGAATCAACAGATTATTATAACGGCCATATTCAAGTTCGTGTGCATGGCTCACA